TGAAAATCCTTTCATCGAATTTCGTGGCGGTGCTGGTGTTAAGTTTGATTCAATTAACATCAAACTTATTTCCCAACAAGAAATAGAAGTTTGTTTCTTATGGGAGAGGAAAGAACTGTTTGTAATGAGAGCACCGAGATTTACGGATGTTGAAGATACAATACGCATAATAGGTATTGATGGTGCATTGGCAATAGAAATTGCGGTGAACCTATGATAAAGCCATCTGTCATGGTTAGGGCTGAACCTTACTTAACTTTTACTGTTAAAAAGTCCGTGTTTGAATGGCTGAAGGTAGTAATGCAAAACCCTATATATGATGATGAAACTGAGGAAGAGGCAGAGTTCCGAATAGAGTTCCTCACTGCCATGATCAAAGTTGATGTTTCCGGGTTTCACCAAGCAGCTTATGATTTAGACGAAATTCCGTTCTGAGGAGGTAGGAAATGAGAAAAATCCATGTAATAGTTCGTGACAAAGAGGACCCATCCAAGCAGATGCAGCTAGTTTTTGATCCTGCAGATGGCACAACAGGTTCAGTAGGAGTAGTAATGAATAAGGGTTTGGAGATGATAGTTATTTCGGCAGCAGTATCAGACGACACACCACTACTTTTTAAGGAGGAAGGCAATGGAAATTAAGACTATTTCTTATGGCAAGACGTTCAATGACGGTAACTACGAATCCAGCCGCATTGACATGATCGCAACCGTGGATGAAGGTGAAGCTATACAGGACGCTTTTGAGGACCTTGTTGATGCGGTGTTTGATGCAAGGAACGCCGAAATAAAATTTACTAAAGGTTAATCATCTTGTGCTATTATAACAATAGCTGACAAACACAAAGGAGACAAGATGTCCAGAGATTTTAAACAAGATGTTAAGTTAGATCAATACTCCCTTGATAAGTGTGCTTTGGAGCAACCTGAGCTTTATGCATACTGGGGTGAACAGTGGGCTGATGCCGTCAATGATCGTGACCGTGCAAAAGATTACCTGTCTGTCGTTCGCAGCGATTGTGACGAGGAAATTCGTAAAGATCCTCGTTCTTATGGTTGGATAAATGAAAAAGCTCCTACTGAGGCATTCATTGCATCAGCTATCAGTGGGCACGAAAACTTCAAATCTGCCAATGATGAATACTTGGCTGCATGCCATGAAGTAAACATTCTTGCAGTAGCCAAAGAATCTTTTGAGCAACGCCGCAAAATGATTGAGGTGCTGGTTCAACTGTATGTCAGCAGTTACTATTCAGGCAACAAAGAGTTGGATAAGGGCTATCAGGCTGTTGTTGACAAAGCTTCTTCAACCAGTCAAACTGAGAGCCTCGAGAAAAATGCCCGTCTAGCAAGACGGAAAGCAGAATGATTTTGGTGCTGCAAATATTCTGTTCAATAATAACAGGTCTATTCTTGGCGTATTGCGCTGGTAGAATGTTCGGGTTAGGTATGGGCAAGTCATTGCTCAACATCAAGCGAAAGGAGCGTATCACCGAATCAGTAGTAAAATTTAGTTGATAAGGCCTATGCGCCACTACAACCACAACTACAACTACAAAGGAGAATCACCGTATGAAACCGTCGGAACGTAGAAAAGCTATGAAGGACGAAATGAGCCAGAGGCTCCAAGAATCGTACAACAGCAAAGATGACAGCGGCAAGTTTAAATCCATCTATGTAAAAGACAAGCAAGGAAACACTCCACTCTGGAAGTGCTCCGAAGATGAACACTTCATTGACATTATCCCGTATATCGCAGGAACCCAGCATCCGTCAGTTAAAGAAGGCAAGCTCGCTTGCAATCTGGACTTCTATGTTCACCGTAAAGTTGGTGTCAACGAAGATTCCTATGTCTGTCTCGCCCGCACATTCGGTAAAAAATGCCCCATCTGTGACGAACAAGCGGAGATTCGGAAGCAGGATGACTATGATGAAAAGTATGCCAAGTCATTGAATCCTACTCGCCGCGTGTTGTACAACATTGTGGTACGGGACAACGACAAAGAGGTTCGCAAAGGTATCCAACTCTTTGAGGTTAGTCACTGGCTCTTTGAAAAAGAGCTTGCTGAACTCTCCAAGAAACCTCGCGGCGGTGGTTTCATCACTTATTCAGACCCTGACGATGGCAAAACTCTTTGTTTTCGCAAGAAGGGCAACGGTCCGACAAACACCGAGTATAAAGCGTTCCAGTTTGTAGATCGTGATGAACCGATTTCCGATGAAGTACTGGATGCTGCCCTTTCTCTGGATGAACTGATTCATCTTCCCACCTATGAGGAAGTGAAAAATGCTTTCTTTGGACTTGAGGCTGATGAAGAGCCTGAAGCTGAAGTGGAAGAAAAAATGTCACACAAAGCTGCTAAGTTCAAATGTCCTGGAACATTCGCTGAAGATTTCGGCAAGTTCGATGAATGTGAGAATTGTCCTGATGTTCATGGGTGTGAGGATGCATTTGAAGCAGCAGAAAAAGCAGCTTTGGAGAAAGCTCAGAAAGAAGAAGAGCCTGAAGAAAAGCATACTCGCAGAGGTCGTGTTTCCGAAGAAAAAGCTGAGGAAGCTATTATGACCAAAGAATCAGAACCTGCAGAAGGTCGCCGGGCGCGCCGTCGTCCAGGCGCATAAGGAGATAAGCAATGGCACTCCTTAGAAGAAATGCGGCTGCTGAATCTGTGACTGATGGCATTTCAAATGCTGTATCTGAACCCATCAGTCATGGCAGCAATAAACCTGCTAATCTGCAGAAGGTCATTTCTACAGGATCAACATTGCTTGACTTAGCAATCAGCGGCGGAAAGATCGAAAGAGGAGGAGTACCGGGCGGCATGTTTATTGAGCTGTTCGGCCCCTCTGGGGCAGGTAAAACTGCCCTTCTTTCCGAGTTGTCTGCATCATGTCAAGCCCGTGGTGGTCAAGTAAAGTTCTGTGATCCTGAAGCAAGATTAGATCATGCTTACTCCCAAATATATGGTGTGAACATCGGTGATCGGTTTGAATATTGTAGACCCGATACCGTCTCTGAAATGTTTGCAAAAGAGATATGGGGTTGGGAGCCTACCAAAGACGATGTAATCAATATGATAGCAGCAGATTCCATTGCAGCACTGTCCACAAATCTTGAAATGGATAATGATGATGGTGATAAGATGGGAATGAGGAGAGCAAAAGAGTTCTCCGAAGGTCTGCGTAAAACGTGCCGTCTCATTGCTAACAAGAACTGGCTGATTGTTATGTCAAATCAGATCAGAACAGGTGACGGCGGTAAAGTGTCCACACCTGGCGGGCATGGAGTACCTTTCTATGCCTCATTGCGTATTCAAGTCAAACCCTTCTTTCAAGGCTCAAAGATTGTTAAGAAAAAGAAGGTAGGGCGCAAAGAAGTTGAAAAAGTGATAGGTATTTGCAGTGAATGTACCATCGTGAAGAGTTCTGTTGACGAACCGTATCGTACCGCCCCCGTGTCCATCATCTTCAACTATGGAATTGATACTATTCGTGATGAACTGCAATACTTCAAGGACTACACAGGTGAAACATCCTACAACTGCTTTGATAAGACATTTGTAGCTCTTGATTCGGCAATCGAATATATAGAGCAAAATGGAATGAAAAAGCGACTGCAGGATAGGACGATTGAACTGTGGAACGATGTGCAAAGTAAATTCAAATATAGTAGAAAAGTGAAGGAGCGGATATGAGTGACACTCTTAAAATTGTATCTGTAGGCGAATTTTTAATTGTTGGCACAGAAAAAAAATCTGATTTGGAAACCTCAAAAGCTGATGCAATGAAAATGCGCACTATAATACCTGTATCAGCAAATGTGCCTCCTAATTTGGCTAATATTATACCAAATGCGGCAGAGTTATATGGTACAAATGCATTGGAATCACAAACGAGTAATCCTGTGCAAGATGTACCATGTACTATGATACCATATTTGCTTTTAACCAGGCCAAAAATAATAGTATTCAATCCTGATAATAATTCAATGAGAGTCAAATCGTTAATTGGTGGCCCGGAAAAAATAATCATACCCAAAGCCAATATTCACTTTTTTTATGACAATTCAGATCCAGAGTTTGAAAAGTTCTATTTGGCTGAAACGGCCAGTATTCCAGGACTGCATTTAATCAAGTAATCTAAAGGGCAGAATAGAAATATTCTGCCCCTTTCTTTGGAGAAAATATGACCAATCCTATTTTAATAATTGATGGTAATGTATTGTGCCATAAAGCTAAACATGCTGTTGGTGATTTGACCAACGAGACAATACATGTTGGCGTGATTTTTGGTTTTATGATGCAGATTCTTAGGTATGCAAAAGAATTTGAAACTGCTAATATTATGTACGCCTGGGATTCAAAAAAGTCCCACAGACTAAAACTGTTTCCTGAGTATAAAGAAAAGCGCCGCACTGCGAGTAAGACACCCGAAGAATTGGAAATTGATAAAGCAGCTTATGCCCAGTTCGATAAAATCTATGATGAAATACTACCTGCTATAGGATGCCAGCACAACTATAAAATAATTGGGTTTGAAGGTGATGACATTATTGCAGGGCTGGTTAACCAATCCTCACCTGAAGATGAAATTTACATTGCTTCAGGAGATGAAGATTTATACCAATGCCTGCAGCAAAATGTTTCTATGGTAAAAGGTAAGAAAGTATACAATTTTGTAGACTTTCACAAAGAGCATAATATTTTACCAGATCGTTGGGCTGAAGTAAAAGCTATCGCAGGTTGTGATACTGATGGTGTTCCAGGTGTTAGAGGCGTTGGAGAAAAGACCGCTATTAAGTATTTGAATGATGAACTGACACCCAATCTGAAAGGCTACAAATCTATATGTAGTCCTGAGGGTCGTTCAATCTATCAGCGGAATCTGCCATTGGTTAAATTACCTTTTAAAGGGTTCCCATTGCTTGACGTAAAACCTTTTAAGCCACTGTCATTATGTGGCTTTATGGATGTTTGCAATGAGCTTAATTTTCAATACTTTCTGAAAAAGGAGATACTGGCACAATGGAAACAGCACCTAAATATGAGATAAAAACTACCGAAGATTTTATTGAAGCCTACAGCAGAAAAAATGATCAGGAACAGAACATTCTTGCTAAGATGTTTATAGAGCTTGCTAAAGCTGATACCAAATATGTGGAAGATAAAATGAGTCCTGAAGAAATCAAATGCTCATTGCTCACTTTAAAATGTGAGGTACTTGAATTGGAAAGAGAAGTCGAAAGGAAAACATTACGCCTTTCCCACTTACAGAAAGAAGCTATTCAATCACTTGCTATGGCTTACAAGTTCTGCAGGGATGTTGCATTTGCAGATTGGAGGAAAGATGTCTGATAAAGCATTAAATCTCTCAAAACCACTGAACGGTGAGGATGCATTTCAAGTCACATTATTAGCAACTTGCCAAGCATCCTTAAACATTATGAAAGATAGGCTGCATCTGGCACCGACTAGCCAGATAAAAGAAAAACGAGGATACTGGCTGGCAAGATTGTTGCGTGATATTGAAGCAATAAACACCACATTTGACGGACATGTAACCGAAGAGTTTGAAAATAAGTTTATGAAATATCAAAAGTGGATTGAGACCGATATGAACTCGCTTTTGAAAAACTTTAAGGAGCAATAAATGACCTCCAGCAAATACTTATTTTCTAAATGCCCATTTTGTCACTCTGAAATAGATATAACCAAAACAAAGAGAGTAGGTGATTCAAATAAACGATACTTTGTATGCGGTACTTTTGGTTTGAGAGATGAACAAAAGTACATACTCAAGTGCAGCAACCAACTTTGTTTGTTCTAGGAGAATAATATGACTTACCATTTAGGTTTGGATTTATCATTGACGGGTACCGGCATTGTAGTTCTCAATGAACACGGTGCTGTAGTACATGCCGAAACCGTAAAGAATAATTGCACAGGCCCTGAGCGTCTTGTGTACATCAGGGACAAGATCGGAGAAGTTCTGGAAGATTGCTGCCCTGAATCAATGTGCATTGAAAACTATGCCATGGGTATTCGTGCAGGACAATCATTCAGCATTGGTGAACTCGGCGGTGTAGTTCGAGTTCTGCTCTTTCAACGAGGCTACAAATACCATCTTATATCTCCAACCCAGCTGAAAAAGTTCATCACTGGTAAAGGTGTCGCAGAAAAAGATGTTATAATGCTTTCAGTGTATAAGAACTTTGGATATGAACCAAAGGATAACAACGTAGCTGATGCGTTTGGTTTGGCAAAGATTGCTTTGCATGTTGCAAAAGAATCAACAGAAGGATTGATGGCATACCAAAAAGAGATCATTGAGATGGTGCTGAACCCTGAAGAGAAACCAAAGAAGGAAAAAAAACCAAAGAAGGAAAAGAAACCTACTCTAACACGCAGGAGTAAATAATGCTCAAATCACTTGAGATAAGGAATTACCAAAGCCATCGTTCTACTTTGCTTTCCTTTCATCATGGTATGAATGTAGTAACAGGTACATCTGATTCAGGTAAATCTGCTATTATTCGTGCCATGTTGTGGGCTTTGAAAAACAGACCCTCAGGAGAATCTTTCAAATCTTGGAAAGCAAAAGCTGATGATTCCGTTGAAGTTAGTATGGAATTTGATAATGATTGGTTTACTAAATCCAGAACTAACGGCAAGAATAAATATGAAACTGATGATGGTTTCTATGAGGCATTGCGCCATGATGTGCCACAACCCATTCAAGATATAGCCAATATCAATGATTATAACCTGCAAACTCAATTCCAGCCATACTTCATGTTACAAGATACACCAGGAGAACGTGCAAAGAAACTGAACGAGCTTGTTGGTTTGGATATCATTGATCGTGTATTTAAAAAGCTCGGATCAAAATCTTCCGCAGCAAAACAGCAGATTAAAGCAGAAACAGAACGCCTCAACCAAGCCATAAATGATCTGACTAAATTTGAGCATTTGCCCTCCGTTGAGTTGAAGATTGATAGTTTGATGAAAGACTGCAACAAGCGTGATAAACTGATCGGAGAGCAGCGGACCGCATCGGAATTAGCATCTAAAATCGCTGATTATGATGAACAGATACGAAACAAAAGTGTTTTGATAAAAGCTGAGAAATTCCAGAAAGACTTATTGAAAAAAATAAGTACGCGGGAAGGTTTGTTTGAGAAGCACAAAGTGTTGGTTGCTTACTGTGGTTCATTGTTAAAAGCTAATGAACAGTTGGAAGCTGACACGGATTGGCTCAAAGTTGAGGCACCGTATTTGCTGCTGAAACCCATGTTTGCTAAACTGCAGGAATTGAATAAATCTAAAAAGGCACTGGAATTAATCATCTCTGCATTGGAGCAGGCAGAAACCTCAATTGAGAAATTTGAAGAAACTATTTCTGCTAAGGTTGTTGATTACCTTGATAAGATAAGCAATGCAGGTGTCTGCCCTACATGCAAGAGCAAGATAGATAAATCAGTGGTGGCTAAAATTTTGAAGGAGTTACAAGAATGAAAAATCTCCAAAAGTATATCATTGTGAATGGTTATCCTCTAGCAGGCAAAGATTCATTTGTTGAATGCTGTACAAGCTATCTGTGGGACTTAAGTATTTATTCCCGTTCAGTATCTTCTGTTGATCCAATAAAAGAAGCAGCAGTGATATTGGGTTGGGATTACATCAAGAATGATAAGGGCAGAAAGTTCTTGTCAGACTTAAAAGATCTCAGCACCGCAGCCTACGACCTGCCGATGAAATACATGAGTTCTACCATTGCTGAGGCACAAAAGGATCATCCAGATCATGTATTGTTCTTTCACATTCGAGAACCAAAAGAAATTAAAAAATTTGTGGATGCATTCCCTACCACAGTAACAGTGTGTATTCATCGTGTTGAATCAGAAAAACACCATACTAATACTGGTGATAGCAATGTCCTTCATTATCATTATGATATTCACATTGACAACAATGGTACTTTGGATGACCTCAGCATTCTTGCATCAAAATTCATGGAGACACTAACATGCAGGTAAAACTACTGGAACACACTCCGTATCCACAGGCTATAGTATATGCTGCAGCCAGACAATGTTATTCCACAGATGTGGCATCAAACTTTTACATGGCTATGGATTCCACTATGGAAGAGGTTCTGATACGAAAAGTAATTAGTATGGGTCATACATCAGTATTAGAACATGTTTCATTCACGTTCTCAATCGAGGGAATATCAAGAGCGTGTTCCCACCAGTTAGTTCGATTCCGCCATGCATCGTACAGCCAACAATCACAAAGGTACTGCACTGTAACTGAACAGTTTCCGTATGTAACACCACCAACTATATCAGAACGATTTAAACCTGAATTTAATGCTGCAATGAAAAACATTGCAGGGTTATATGAAATGATGGTGAATGCCGGAATACCTGCTGAAGATGCAAGGTATTTATTGCCAAATGCATGTTGTACTCACATTGTTATGACTATGAATGCCAGAGAATTGCACCACGCATTTTCTTTGCGGTGTTGCATCCATGCACAATGGGAGATACGTGACCTTTTTAATCGCATAAAAAATATATGCAAAGATGTTGCCCCAGTAATATTTGAAAACGCTGGAGCACCGTGCGAAACTAAAGGTACTTGTCCCGAAGGTCCTCGCAGTTGTGGGAGGATATAATGGCAATCCATATTTTAACTTCAGCGACTTATCCTCTATCAGCATGTGGTATTAACCTTTCAACAAAAGAACATAGCTTTATGTTTGGTGTTGTGGATTTGGGGATTAAAAATATCTGCACTGATTGCAAAGAAAAATATGCATCCGTTTCGCACGGTGATGAAAGTTGTGCTATAGTTAAAACAGATCAGTTGATTGAACAGATTCAACAAGGACCGTTATGAAAATTTTATTTTGTGGTGACCAACATATTACGAATAAAAAGCCCAAGAATAGAACCGATGATTATTTCTCTACTGTTATGTATAAATTTAGGCAAGAATTATGCATAGCGGATGAAGAAAAATGTCAGGTGATGGTACTGCCTGGTGATGTGTTTGATACTTACAAAGAGAATCATGAGGTTGTACAGGCTGTAATTAAAACCATTCTTGAGTTTGATGTCCGAGTTCTTTGTGTTGCTGGTCAGCACGATCAGCAGTTTCATAATGCAGATTTGACTGGTACTGCATTAGGTACTCTCATTGCAGCAGAGGTTGTCACACTGTTAGGTAACGATCCTGTATCAATAGATGATGTTGACTTCTACGGTGCTTCATGGAAAGAGCCAATTCCTGAAATAAAGGATGAAAGTAAAACTAATATCTTGGTTACTCACCTTATGATTATTGAAGAGAAATTATGGGCACAACAAGAAGGGCATACTTGGGCAAACCACATTCTGACAAAGAATCATTTCAATGCTATTTGCTCGGGAGATAATCACCAGCAATTTATGGTATCAAAAGGTAAGAAACATTTGGTTAATATGGGGAGTATGTTACGCTCAAATATTAGTCAAGAGAAACACCATCCTGCAGTAGCAATGTATTCAACAAACGAAAACACTGTGGATATAATTGATTTAGAAATCAAGGCATTCAACACTATTATGCAGATGGATAAAGCCAAGAAAGAGAAAGAAAAGAAAGAGCAGATGCAGGACTTCATTGCCACATTAAAAGCACCTAAAACTGCTGAAGGACATGCCATAAAGCTCAATTTTGTTGAAGCACTTCACAATCATCTGGAAGAAAATGATTATGAGGTTGGAGTAGTGGATATTATAAATTCTTGTTTGGAAGGTGAATAACATGACTATTGCAGATGAATTAACAAAACTCGGTAAACAGATTGAATCAGCTAAGGCATCAGTAAATCAATTGGAAGGGCGCAGAGAAGAAATCCTGGAGCGTCTTAAAAAGGAATTTCAAGTAGATGGTTTGGCGGAAGCAAAAGAACTACTTGCTGATATGGAAGCTGATATTAAAAAGTTGGATGGTAAGATCAATACCGACTTTGAAGATTTAAAGGATAATTTCACATGGTAACATTATATGACATAGTTAAGGTGCATGAAGCCTTTCAGAAAATGAAAGCAGAGCAAATGTCCTTAGAAAAGTTTGCTACCATGAGTAAAGCCACCATAACTGATTTAGAGCAACAATTGCTGAATATTGAAAAAGCCAGAGCAGTGGTACAAACAGTGGCTAACTCACTCCAAAAGAGTTTGGAAACACGGATAACAAACATCGTCACTATGGCACTATCAGCGGTATTTGATGATCCGTATGAGTTTAAAGTTGAATTTGTAACCAGGCGCAATCAAACCGAATGTGATATGCTGTTTGTTCGTAATGGCAACGAGTGTGAACCCATTGATTCTTCAGGTGGTGGAGCTTTAGATATTGCATCTCTTGCACTAAGAATGGCAGTTTGGTCTATCAAGAAAACGAGAGCCATACAGGTTCTTGATGAACCAGCTAAGTTTCTTTCCAGAGACTTACAAGACAAAGCCTCCACTATGCTGAGTACACTATCTGATGAATTAGGCATTCAATTAATCCTTGTATCCCATATACCTGAAATGATTTCTGCCGCTGACAAAGTGTTCGATGTATCAAATGTAGATGGTTATTCGGTGGTGAAAGAACGATGAAGGGTGTAGATTCAGATAAAGAAACGCTGTACCATTTAGCGTACCAAATCTTGGAAAATTATCCAGAAGCCAGAGATTGTAATTTTGCATTGTTTCACTTTTTCTATAAAGTCCATTACGGTATAACAGATACCGAAGTGTTAAAAAATTTAGCAATAGAATTACCTAAGTCAAATTCTGTGGAACGTGCAGCAAGAGAAGTGCAGGCAGATGGTCACTACACACCATCCAGGTATGTTGAGAATTACCGAAGTGCAAAAGAAATTAGAATGAGAAAGGAATACGGAGGACATAGCACTAGCTATCCCAGAGCCAACTATAAAAATAAAAGCTGGAAAAAAGTATCAGTAATATCCAGACAAGAGCAACGAAAAATTGAAACTCAATGGAAGGAGGAATTTGAAAATGGTCAAGCGACCTATGAAAGCACCAGGGGAGCCGATAACAGATTTTCAATTGAAGGGGATAGATTATCCCCTTTACGGCTCACCAAAGTTAGACGGCATTAGAGCTTTATGTGATGGTACACAGGTATTATCTGCCAGTCTGAAACCCATCGGTAATGCTTACGTACAAAAGTGCTTATCCCATGATTGCTACGAAGGATTTGATGGTGAATTAGTTGTAGGTTTGCCATATTGTGCTGATGATGAAGATGATGTTTTCTACCGTACATCAGGAGCAATACGCAAGAAAAGTGGTGAGCCGGACTTTAAGTTTTACGTCTTTGATGATTTTACAGAAACCAAAAATACTTATGATTATCGTTGGATGGAATTGCTGCAAGAAATGCCCGAGATTCCCACACTGCCTTTCATTGTTGTACTGGAACAAAAGATACTCAATTCACCTGAAGAAGTACTGGCATACGAAAAAGAATGTGTTGAAAAAGGTTATGAAGGCATTATGATTCGTCATGGTTCTGCTCCTTATAAAGAAGGCCGCTCCACTTTACGAGAAGAGTTTATTTTCAAACGTAAACCTATTGCCGATGATGAAGCGGAGATAGTTGGTTTTTATGAGCAACTTGAAAATCAAAACGAAAAAGTAACCAATGAACTTGGTACATCATCAAGGTCTGGTCATAAAGAAAATAAAGTGCCCAAAGGAACACTGGGCGGATTTATCTTGAAATCTGAACGCTGGGATGATACATTCAATTGCGGTACTATTATCGGCGGTACGATTGCTTTTCGTAAAGAGGTATGGGAAAATCAAGATAAATACATAGGTAAGATTGTCAAATACAAGTATCAGCAATATGGTTCTATTGATAAGCCACGCCAACCTCGTATGAAAGGATTCAGGGATTCTTCAGACATGACTGAATACTGATTGAGGTGACTACAATGGCTTTTATAAGGAGAATAAAAGTGAAGTGCGCTGTTTGCCCCAATATACTGATTAAACGTGATGGTGATACGGATTATAAATTAAAAAAACGAAAAACATGCTCCGATGCGTGTGCAGAAATATATCGAAACATCAAAAAGACACATAAGAATGTTTGCTTTTGTGGACAACCACAAAATAGAGATAACTATCCGTACTGTAGCTGGGACCACAGAATCATTGCAATAAAGTGCAAGCGTTGGGGAATTGAGCCGTCACTGTTGGGATATAAGGAAAGGGCAGCACAGTTAGATGCCGCCCAGAGAGAAATTGATGTCAAATTTCTTAATGTTTAGGCTTTGACGAATCTGCGGTAACCTAATAAATCAGTTTCCTTATAAGCACTAATTTTTACTTGGTCGGATTGATTACCACCTAACACGTAAATCAATCCGGCTTCCTTTTTAATGAAGAAACCAACATGACCTGATGCAGTGTTCTTACCTCTACTGAAAATAACAATATCGCCCTCAAGAGGCTCTTTTGTCACAATACCCCAATTCAACCACGATCTTGCAGCGGCGCTGCTAGTACCTCTAACACCAGCTTTAATTACACACCAGTTTACAAAACTGGAACACCAACTAATTTCATCTGTGGTAGCTTTAAGAGTAGTGGTTGCATGAAATTCAATAATGTCCTCATTATTTATAGGACCAGGAATCTCTTTTATGCCCATCTTAGATTTTGCATATTCATACGGTGTCATAATAACCTCAATCTAAAGGTATTTCAGTCTTTATCACTGATAATTGCACAGGCGCCTTACTCACAGCTACTTGTACCGCTTGCTTTTGTAGATCAATACTCATTTGTGTTTTAGTCATTTGCAGACTGGATTCACTTTTGACCATTGCAATAGTAGCCATCTAGCTCACCATGCCTTGTGCAGTGATGATAAGTTTGTCCTCATCTTCTAACAAGAAGTCAACCGATGGGCAGATAATTTCTGTCAAGAGTTTGTACTTGGCTACAGGTAGTGTTTTCCAAGCATCCCCACCAGAAACAGGTCCTACTCTCAAATAGAAAGTACCGGCTGTTGCACTTTTGGTTAATACACCAGTGAGCAATGGGGCAGCACCCAAAGTTGATACAACTGCAAATGTTCCTGACCAATTAGCCCAATCAAGATCAATGTCTGCAAAGTCGGGTATCTGAATATTTACAAACAGACTATTACCTTGTTTTCTAGTGTACTCTGCCATGAACCTTTACCTCCAATGGTAATACTATTTGCTTATTACTGATTGATACAAAAATAATCTTTTCATAATCAGCAATGGCACTAAATAGCACCACTGGAATTCTGATATTGCCTGCAAGAAATTTACTTGCAAAGTATCTTGCACCAAAGAACTTTTGCCTCATTACAATGCATCCAATAACACTTCCGTGCGGTTGCCATTCACGTCCACTGTTGCTACGACACGGTTCTTAGTGTCAGTAATACTTCTGAAAATCTCGGTACCAGTACTTGCTCCTGATACTTTACCCAATAAAACTGCAGCCATTAATCGTAGCAGTTCCTCGGTTGTTTTACCATCAATAGGCTTTAGCATTGTTTCTTGTGCCACGCCTGTTATGATGTCCTCTAATGTGAATGCAGGACCCGAAGTAGAAACCATCTGTACTTCTACTTTATCCACAGCGTAATCAATATCCACCTCCGAAGTCACTGAGGATCTATCGAAGCACTCAATGCCGGATAGACCATCATCGGTAAATGTATCCCTCACTACTTTCAATGAATGATTCACATTATACGGTACAATTCTACATCCGCGCAATAGTTGGACATACGGTTGTGTTGCCGTTGCTTCAGTTTTTCTGATGTTGCCTCCTTGAATTATCAATGGTTTAAATTTTCGGTGTGTCTCAATTGTACGGCGTAAAGTCCGTACATCTCGGTACACATCCAAAGTATCCAAAGGCACACCTACCGTCGCTACAGACAGATAGATGCGCCTTTCCAGATAATTGACAGAAGCCACGGTACTCATTATGCGTTGTTATCTGCAGGCGGTGCGCAGGTTACTGCAACAACGGGACTGCGGGTAATTGTGAAATATGTAATGGCTTGAGCTGCACCACCATCTCCTTCTACAATGGCAACACAGTCCTTATCTACACCAGCGGATAAGCCTGCATCAGTGTCAGTATCGTATGCATAAGCAAAGCTAATTTTACCACTAACTTGGCTTGCTTGAACATTGCCTTTAACATCAACACCTGCCGCATTTTGAACAGCCACGGCACTTGCAGTATCGAAGTCAGCACCTGCAGCACCATCAACATAGAACAAATGATACCATGCATTTGCATCAGCCAAAGCAGCAGCACCAACACTGATCTGCACTTCAGGAAAGTACGGATAGGTCTTTGTGGCCGCAGCGTTATCAGACATAATCACGTTCTGCTTTTCAGAAGTAGACAGACCTTCAATAAACAGACCTGCACCACCGATGGAAGCAGTAACTACTTTACCAGCTGCATTACGAGAATACCATACACGACCTTTAGTTCCAATATAAGTATCGGCACCTGTATCAACATCTGTGGCCTGCAATGTGAGAGCATCAAGATATGCAGCACACTCTTGAACAGTACCACCAAGAGTATTATTCAATACCCAAGTGAAGTTACCGTTTGCTTCATTGAAACCAGTCTCAACTTGTGGTGAACCTAATTTCTCAAGTGTCATACCCGTCCATGGTGATATTTTTGCACCACCAAATACATCAGCAATGGGGTAAGAGTTAGATGGGTTGACAGATTCACCAACACCGTAACCTGCAGAGAAACCAGAAAATTCGGCAATACCAGTCAAAATAGAAGTGGTTTCTCCTGGATTGTAACCCCAAGAACGAACACGAACCACAAGAGTTCTGGTTGTGTAGTCAAAGTCACCTGCACCTGCATCCCCGTTAGTAGTAGTTCCAAACACCTGCACTGCCTCGTTAATGTCACCGAGACGTACAAAGTTGTTCCATGTTGCAGCTTGGAGAGTTGTTTCATCAGTGGCAGTAACGAGCGCATAGAACGGTACGGTTGTAGCTTGAATATCAACCAGTGATTGAACACCGTGATAAATACGATCTACTTCAGTTGCACCATCACCTACATTTGCATATTCAATCCAACCTGAACCGCGCAATTTGTTTCTATCAGCACCATCAAGTTTGATACCATTGACAAAGTTGAATGCACCTGCGAACCGATAAGAACCTGATGTACCTCTTTCAAACTTTCTGAGAACTTCATCAACCCTACGCCGACTGTTTTCAAAGTTGTACAGTGCCCGCATAGTAATACCATCGAAGTTATTCAATGGATTTACATCAGCAGCACCACCGCCTTGGGCTGTCAAATCTAATGTAGCAAGTTCATCCGCACCTATGAATTGGATTTCATTGTTTACGGTATCAAAATATATGTTACCGTTTGGGGTAGATCCACGGGGATTTGTGGATTGCTTTAGTTTTGCTGCGTAGTTGGTGTGATCAATTAGCGCCATAACTCTTCTCCTTTATGTATTAAGATCCATGTATAATAGGGCTTCAAATTCCCCATCAGCCGCTGGCATCGTTGTAGCCAACCCAAATTCTTCATAACCAGTTTTCATAATCTGCACCCATATTGAATTACCAGGCATACCAGCGTATGAAAACTGTGAAGAGCCACAAGACTCAGTACCTGCAAGTTCTGATCCTAAACTTCCTGCAGGACTATTATCAAGGTCATATACCCTGATTTCAGCACCTAACAAGCTGACGTTTGCTTTTATTGTCAATGTGACAGTATCTAATTCATAAAGAGCGGTAGCTTGTCCTAAAGCTGTGGAAACAGTATCAATGCGTATAAAAGTAATCGCTGTAGTGTTAGCAATCACAGTTGTTATACGGTACTTTAACTTAATTCCTATTGATGGGTCAACAGTAATTGCAGACAAATTTGTGCCATTTAAGGTTAACCAAGTTCCGTTATAACCTGCACCTATATCATATTGAAACTCTAATGTATAGTTGGTGATAGTGCCGCCTGACATTGTGGCCGCTACGTTTGCAAAACCAGTATGACCTTTTGCAAAATACGCCATTTCCCACTGGCATTGATTTCCAACTGTGGAAAGAAGCAAACCACCTGTAGAGTTAAACTTAGCCGTACCTGACAGCATTGAAAATTGTTGGGTAGTTTCAACAGTGGGTTCATTAAATGCAAGCACTATTCTACCAGCAGAAGTGCCCATGAATATATCTCTCCAGTGGGTTCCGTACACCGAAGCCTGACCAGTAGTGTTGTTAATTTCACACACACCTCTAATAACACCATTCAAATCTGCATGGGCTTGTGCGAGCAAGGTTTTTGAACTATTTATATAAAATCCAGCTTGGATATTCTCATAGGTAATATTCTTACTAGAGTTTATTGTTGTATATGGTGCAGTTCTGACTTTATCAGCGTACAAACGCTGAAACTTGCAATTACGGTTGTTGCCTGCTATGTTGATTAATAATGTTAAACCGTAGGAGCTTTCCCAGTAAGTACCACCTGATAGCGGTGCTGCATAAGTACCTACATTACGCACTTTTGCATCGGTAGTACCTGCTATTGTAACCAACCCCGATACTGGATGACAATTTGGAATAGTGTTTCCAAAACCAAAGGTAATGCCGTCAACAACAGTTCTATCAGCTTTGGTTGCAATATTTACTGCATACAACCCTGTAGTTATGTTGGTCATACCAGTATACCTATCACAATAATCAATGTTATTGATTTTAGTATCCGTGGAAGTTAATACTCCTACGTTACCATTAATTACACGACAATCATTTAATTCTGTATTGGCACAATAGGCAATATTGATAGAAGCACCGGAACTCCTTGCAAACTGGATAATACCAAACTGTGTATTCTCTATCACTACACCATCACAATACTGAAGGTAAGCTGCATGGTCTGAAGCACCGGGGATATTACCACGCTCAAATTTACCATTTGTTATATAGCCGCCTGCAAAATTTGATGTTAATGATAAAGTCACTGTATCCAGTGCCGTTGCCATACCACACCCTGTGTGTCTCACATCAAATGCAGTGGCACATTCTGAAATAATCAAGGTATCAAAGAAAAGACAATACTTCAGTTTTACTGAATATGCCTGTGCAAAGTTTGGATAACCTGATGTGGCATACACATATTCAAGATCAAGCGTAGCAGCAGAAGTAGTTACCCACTCAGGTCTTGATGCTAAGGTGGCATGTGGTAAATTGTTTATTGCCCTTGTAGTAGTACCACATTCAGTCAAAATGTTTGAAGGAACCCAAACCCTACATCCTGCAGGAGGTATTGATCCTATTATTCTGTGAACAGTTGCCATTTCGGCCGATGCCACAACCTGCCAGGGTATTTGAATGGTAAACTGTGAGGCACTGGCGGCAGTATAAATAGTATATGTTCCACTCAGGGATTGCCAACCACCTGTGAGAAAATTTATTTTTACCTTGTTGCCCACAGCCATTTGATTTGCTGTAAACTGATTTATGGTTGCTATTGCATTATAACCAACATTACCTGCTGTTACTGCCGTTATTGTGGGGTATTTTATCACAAACGTGGAAGTACTTGGTATTCTCCAAATTTCATATACTTCTGAACCTGTGACAGATCCAGTTCCAAAAGTACAATAGAGGCGACTACCAGTCGGCAGTCCATGGTTGGTGAAAGTCACAAGTAAACCTACTCGCACGGTCACGTTACCGCCAGTGCCTGAACCTGAGACTGGTATTGTAAATACAAAAGGTGATATAACTGTTATGGTAGCTATTACATCTGTGGCCGATCCTGTAGTAAAATCTAATCCCACCTGTTGTCCATTATCAAGTAAATGACCTACAGCAACCGTCACTATTACTACATTAGATTCCCACGTATATGTACCTGATAAAGTTAGACCTGCATAAGTTGCGTTGGTTGCCGCAACATGAATAAAAGATGCATGGATACCAAACGGTTCTCCTATTTGCAGCATACCACCCGGCAAAGCTTTGACAAACTTCTTTCTTTCATCTAATAACGTGGGAGCTTCACCAATATTAACATGATTCCATCCGTTTGTTGTATCTGCCAGACCTGGCCATATTTCATAATCATCATCGGTGTTAGCTGAATCAGGTTCTTTTTCAATATATAATCCAGGCATCACTTGTGCTGTCGAAGCATTAGTTGGTACCTGAAATATCTGATTTATCTTGCCATTTGTAGTGCCCAGATAAACTCTACCACCTCTGGCTTTATGTTCACCTAGACGAGGTACTGTAATGTTTGCTGCAGTATCATGCACAATCTCCATCCAACCCTGCACTTCTGCACCTGTAGCATTTGCTGTTATGCCAGTCAAAGCACCTGCAGCAAAAGAGCCGCCAGTAACTTCTCTGAACTTAATAAACCCCGTAGGAGGCATTGCCGCAGCTGGAGCAGTAGGCGCTAAAATAGGTTGATCTACTTGAGGGATGTACCAAGCGATACCATCATCAGACATCATGTGGCGATAAGTGCCAGAACTGGCAATTGCCATGAACTTGCCAAGCCCTGCTGCCCATTTCACATCTCGCCATGCATTGGCTGCAATACCTGTGCGAGCGGTCCAGTCAACACCGTTTGTAGAGGTCATTACGGTGTTTGTACCTGCTGATGATACAGCACAAAACATACTTAGCGTAGAAGACCAACAAACTTTACTCCACGTTCCAGATACAGAAGTCTGCAATGTCCAAGTAGCACCATCAGTAGAAGTCATTACTTGTTGGGTTGTGCCGTCACTGGCAACAGCACAGAACATACCTAGAGAAGGTGCCCAACACACTGACTGCCAAGCAAGAGCAGGCTGACCTGTAACAGTGGTCCACGTTGTGCCGTCAGCAGAAGTCATTATTCTATCTGTACCGTCACTTGCAACAGCAATAAACTTAGTGAGTGAAGGTGCCCAGCACAGACCTCTCCAAGATACTGCCACTGATGCAGTTCTGTTTGTGAATGTATTTCCGTCAACAGACGATGTTGCCCTTGTTGTACCAGATGAAGCTACCGCTACCCAAAGTTTTAATTCAGGACACCAGCAAATATCTGCCCATACACTCGACGCTATGCTGCTGGGGTAAGTCCAAGTTAATCCGTCAAAAGAAAAGATAGCACGGTGACTGGCACCATCCGTAGAAACAGCAATAAACTTCATCTGCTCAGGTGACCATGCTATGGACATCCATTGCTGGGTTGGTACAACAGTATTTGAACCTATGACAACAGACTTACCATCGGGTGTCATTAATGTTTCAGAAGAGGTAGTAATCTTTGGTAATGCTGCAAAACATGATAGTTCCTCAGACCATGCTAGGGCTTGCCAAGCAACAGCAGTGATGGCTTTTCTATCATCCCATACACCCAACAAATAACCACTAACTCCGCCTTGAGAGATAGTGGTTCCTATTGCGGGCACTGTTCCACTACCACCTGAAAACTTTAATTGACGTATAGCAGTGGAATCCCAGATGTATTTACCTTCAGTAATAGTGACTGATCCTAGTGAACCGGTCATAGTGGCAGGGGCATTTAGATGGGTGCGAGTATCAGTTCTGATGGTCAATACACCACCAGTATTTATAGCCATGATTTCCCCTGCAGTTCTAGCAGTTCCACCATCCAAATATGTTGGTGTAGTAATTGTAGCCATTTTTTATCCTTAATCAGTGCAAGATGATTGGCACTCTTCTGCCTCTTCGAGGAGTTTGGATAACTTCTCACTACATACAGGCTTAATTCTTGCAATAATAACCTTGATAGCAGATAACCTCATACGCAGTCTTTATTCTCCGCCTCTAATTCCCTCAACCGATGTTCTGCATTCATATTTAATCCTCCAGCGATACCGCCCAATTATTAAGCTCACAATAAGTAGAATACTAGCACCGCCCGTAAACTGAATAGCGGCAGTTGTTCTTTCAACAGCCCTTGCAGCAGAAACTTCGGACATCCTAATCAAACTATCGCATTTATCTATATAAGCAACCATGTGCAAATCATACTCAATCATTTTACTCCATAGTTTTTCTCTGCAACCTGCAAAATCATTTCGCCAACACGCCTTATCCCGAATGAGAGTCAAAACACCAGCCTGCGCATCCCTGTATTTCAGGCGCTCCGTCAAGATGTTTTCAACAATGACCCGCTGGTCATAATCAAATTTATGCTTATAGATGCGGAAGTATTCAAGTGCGTCCAGACTTTCTTTCCTAACAGGATCAATACGATGAAGCTGTATCTCAAGATCCTTACCTGCTAATGCTGAATCACGTATTCTGAGGTTAGTGTAAAGAATACCTGATCGAAGTCGGTGGTATTCAACCTTAACCTTATTCTGATGCGCCACCTCTTGCAAACCGTTAATACCCACTATGCAGCAAGCGGATATTGCAACAGTGATAACCAGCAGCAACATAGTCTGATAATTTGGAATACCCTTCATTTTGTAAAAACCCCTTTTCCCGCCAAATACACTGCAGATAAAGCACCGAACACAATAATGCTCCAAATTATTTTTTCAAGTAGGTTAGAAAATAATTTAGTGGTAAATGCATTTGATGTTGCAGCCTTAAATTCAAGGTCTTTTATACGATGCTCAAAATCCATTTTATAATGTGTGAATGTGTCAACTACAGGTCTACATGTAGTATGTTCTGATTTAAGAATCTGAAAAGCCGTGTCAAATTGTCCGCATTTCTTTTGCAATTCATCAATACGGCGCCACATCACCTCAACAGAATCCAGCTTGCTTTTCATGTCAAAGAGTTCATCAATATGTTTTTCAAACTTTAACAAAGAGGCATTAATCTGGTCGAGTGTGGCTAACAGTTTATCTTGAACCCGCTCCATGGCTGCTACTCGTTTTTCAAGATCATCTGCCATCTGAAACCTCTATATCATTTAATTTGCAACCACAAAGATACGGATTATTGTTCTTGCATGTGGTACACACACATTTTATGGCTACTCCGTTTGTGACTAACGGAGATTGACAAATGTTGCATCTAGTTCCAGTATATTTATCATAAGTTCTGTGCATGATAAACCTTACTCTGGAATTGATTTTGGTGCTTTGGATTTCTTTTTGGCTTTGGCTCTGGCAGTTTTAGCATCCTTAGCCATAATACCTCCTGCCGCAGCAGTAACACCAGCAAGGATGAGTTCGGGATTGCCTGTAGCATAACCGGCATACCCTAAAGCTGCACCTGTTACCACACCTGACAACGTAGTTTTCCAGTTTGAAAGAAACATGATTTACTCCTTAAGGGGCTAATAAAATGGTGTCATCTTCTTCAGCAGCACTACTACCGAACCAGTTGACACCTTTTTTCCATATCCAAGCACGTATGCTCCACATGCCATCTTCCACACAAGTATTATACAGCAAAGTATCTGCATAGTCACGGAATTTTAGCAGGTCTCTGTGTTCTCCGAATAGTTGATATAGTGCATCATGTAACATGCTTGCTCTCATGGAACTCTTGCTATCATACGTAGGGCCGCTTGCACCATCCCATGCATAACCTTTTGCTATGATTAAAGTACCATCAGATAATAACTGGATGAAATCCATGACGATATGGTATCCAGTGATGTCCGTAGCAAAGACGTATTCCTCTGCTAACTGGTACTTATAACCTTCTTTGTATTTTATCTGATCCGGCATAAATCCTCAAAATTATATTCGGTGTATACTTGTTGGTAATGGATCTTTGTATGAATAAAAAGCATATTTTGTGTCATACGACCATGTTAATTGGTGTATAAATTTGCAGTCCATTATTGCATAATCCCCGGAAATAAAAGATACCTCATTATCCACATAGGTAAGGATGGATGCATTACCTGTATTTATATCAAATAACATAAATTCATCATGTAATAAAACTGTGGTATTCAAAATGTTATCTGCTACTGGCCCAATAATTTTAGAAACGGTCTTGTGTAAATTTATATTTGGTGTGTTTGATGGCATCATTATAGTAGCAGTTGGGGGCACATTTACTTGCCCGGAACCCATAGCCAATACTGTTAAATCTGTTGTACCATCAGGCACAACTCTATAAACTAAATAATCAGTAAATGTTTCACTCGGAATACTTGGTACAGGACTGACCAAATCAACACATGCTAAATATAATCCACCACAATCTGCACAACCCACTAGTGGCGTACTCATGGTGTAAGGATTGAATATATAGGTGCAGGTACCCGATATACCGTAAGTGGTCCAGCCACCTTCTGGATTATCTCCAGGAGGTGACGGAAAACTGGCCCCAAATGCTATGTACTCACTTTCATATGGTGTTTTCCAATAGTAACCACTTATCCCACTTTCCCAACACACTCCAAATCGGGCGCATTCCATGCCAATAATACAATTTGAGTGATCTTCCCAACTCCACCAATCTTCGTGACTAATATTAAACGAAGTTATGAGAGCTTGGCTGTTTGATCTATGCGCACATTTATCCGCAGCACTTGCATATCCTACACTTGGTGTGGTGGATAATTCTTGTCCAAACCTATTATAAGTGCGTATTTGAGTGTCTGGTAATAATAGTACAGTAGGTGTTGGTCCTTCATAACCTGCGAAAATATCAGTTATTGGAAATTCAACAGGATTATATGTAGTACCTTGTACTACTGCTGACATATATTCTTTATATGTGTACAACCCGCCGGATTTAAACCCATATGAAGCGCTACCATATGAACAATGTAGACCATAATTAACCATAATACATGTATTACATATGGTATACCCATTATTGATACATATATCAACAACCTCTGCTACAATGGGTGGTGCAGTATCGTCCAAAGATTTCATGGAATAATAGCTTGATCCAATATATACTTTGCATGAGCTTTGTGTAATATTAAGGAGCACAACCGGCTCAGTACAACCAACTATGTCTAAGGACCCTATTATTGTTATATCACCATACGGGCCACCAGCTGATACATCACCACCTAACATTAATAATACGTTATCTCCTATTAAAAATTGATCACCACTTTCAGGATCAATACCAGGCCCTTGACAATAAAAAGTACAGCTACCCTTAATCTTTAAATCATCACAAATATAATAGGCACTTTTTAGATTTCTATCAATGTTGTTTATAGTAGCTTTGGCATATCTGATATTTGAATAATATTTACTCTGATCAGACAATACATCACACGGAGGTCCATGTCCTTGTATCATCATAGGTAGTATGAATGATTTTGCACCATCTAATTCTGTACCGTAAGGTATACTGAAATCCTCTTTATTTTCTAAACTTGTGGCTAAATCAGTATTGAGAAACACCCATTGACCCTTATTTAAAACAGTACATTGTGAATTAAAAAACCAACCTGTTAATCCTTCATAATACACCTCATAAATATAAGCCACATTTTTCCTATACCACTGTCTATCTGTTATAGTGCCACCAGTAATACCTGGTGCTCTATAACCTGTTGTGACAGTATCAAAACCTGGTGACTTTCTGAATCTGTATGATAACCATAAAACCTCACCAGGTATTAAAGAAGCAAAGTGTTCAAAAGGAGGAGGCTCATAACTAGAACCTATTAATCCATCATCTACAACGTATGGCACGAATTGATGTAAGTCACCAGATTTTGCACCTGTTACCGTTATAGATAATAAATCACATATATCAGTATTTGTTGCTATGATTTTAGTGTATCCATAATATAGATTATCGCCTGTATCAACTACTTTAACTACAGTACCTGCGCTAAAATAAAACATATCAACTCTGGACCACTCCAGTTCCAACTTGTACTTATCTGCTTCAATGGCTTCCCAGTCTTGGTTTAATAAACCGACTGTAATTTTAAGATTGGATAGTTTATATTTTTCAGGTACTAAATTTATGGTAATATAATTTTCATTATCAGGTTTGTTGGCATCAAAATCCTGCTTTTCAATTCCTTTTCGGTTACCTCCACATAACTCTACAGTAATGGTACTCATATTACAAACCTATCATTTGCAATATTATCGGCATTACTGGATAAATAAGTTGTTGCTGAGGTTACTATTTTATACTCACCAGGTTGTAATACCCCTAAATGTACTGTACCTTCAGTGCCTGTTGTACCAGAAAAAGAATAAGAAGGCCCGTCTATAACGACAGTCGCTCCAGCTATTACTGCCCCTGTGGAAATGTCTTTTACCTCAATTACAGTGTCTTTAGGATCTGTACCACTGGTGCCGCCGGCCGTTAATGCGAACCTGACTGTTAATGAACCATTGCTTGCCATTTGTAACTCCTTAAGAAGGACTGACCACAATTAAAACTTCTACTTCTTCCATACCTGCTGGAATTGTAACGCCACTTAATTTGTAAGCTCTTGCGGTAGCTTGATACTTGCAATTGAGAACACCATTTATAATAGTAGGAACAGACACAGTGCTTCCATTGACTGAAGGGGAACCACCTGCTCTTCCTAACCATGTTGTGGTGACACCACCTACAGGCAACTTACCCAAATTCTCAGCGTTGGATTGCACAAACTGAAGAGTATCCTCCACATCTGCATTCTTAGTGCCGTTAGCAGTGATGGTGCCCATTGTCGTATCAAGGTTTATGCCTAATGAGGATGGATTAGTGAATACTAGAAAATGACAGGTTTCAGTGGGCAAGAATGTTGATTTATTATTATTGGCTACCTCATCCAATTCTACTTGTATATCATCCGCAGAATCGCCGCCGCTACTACCTACTATTGCAAACGTGACTGTAGTGGATCTTGCTGTAGTTGCCATTTGTTATCCCCTTACTATGATTTTTTGAATATCCGATGCATGTCTTTTATTACCTGATACAATGAATCTGCCCCAAGTAGTGTTTGTTACAGAAACTATTGTACCTACAGGCATTGTATTTGATGTTTGGTTATTGACCGTGTGAATAGTTCCTGATATATTCACACGATAATAACCATCCAACATATTTTCTACTACAGTACCACTCTCAATCTTTTTAGACTCCTTCTTTGCTAAATCGGCTAACATATATCCACCTGCACATTCTGTGTCATTCTTGTTGCCGTGATAAGTGTTTGTACTGATTTCAGCTTACCAAATGTTGAAACACCTAACACCTCATCTTCAACTCTCACAACAGTACCTGTATCTAAATGTGTCGTTCTTGGTATTATGGTAGTAGCTGTTTTAGAGATTCTTGTTTCATCCAAGAATGCAGTACCATACTGCACACATGCTGCAACACTTCCCAATAACGGTACTTTTTCTTCCCCTGCCGCAATACCACCACTATCAAAAATAACTTCTGCTGACACGGATCCTTGTGTTACTTCGACACCAAATTGTACTGTTTCTACAGCTTGGTTGGTTAATTTCCAACGCTCGTAAGTCGTATTATACACAACTTTTGCCACTCCGTAAGGAGAATCTGAGGATTCTAAATTTGTGCTATAACCATTCTCAAGCCAGCTAATATCACCATAATCATTACCTAACCATTCAAACTCTGTGAAGCTCCATATTGGTTTATTAACACTGGCTGAACTATCATCAAATACTACAACCTCAGTCAGCGGTTCCGTTACAGTTTCTACAAAAGTAGCGTTACCATCTGTTATCCATTTTGTAAATGATGGATGATCAGGGCCTCTCCAATACAATCTGATGAAGGCATCCTGCCCTAAAATAGCCTCACCTTCTAATTCAAAATCAGGCAATGTATCCTCAGGTTCCCATCCATGTACTATGACTTTGCCATAAGCCGTGATTTCTGACTTATCCACGCTTACGTCCTCAATAGCATTTTCCCTCGACAAGAGAATGTTAGCACTTGTCATATTAACTGATCGGACGGGCCATCTCCTGCGTACTGTGATACTATTTGAATCTGCAGAAGCAGTGACTATTCCCCCTGCAGCTTGAGCAATCATCTGGACTGCCATGATAGGTGTCCCTGACACTTCAAACTTAGGAGGTAGTGGCCAATCATCTACTTGCCAAGTAACTGGTGTCCCAATTATTTCATCTGCTAACCCGTGTGCAGTTGTGGCAGATACATTCAACTCACTCCATACTGATGCAGATGACCACGGTTCATCATATACTGCCGGCAATGATCTGCCCCATAGTTCTCTTTTATTGTCAGCACCAGTAAATTCTTCCACTAAAAATGTATATGTTGCATCATTCAGCACAACCTTAACCTCTGATAATGCTACGTCAACATTCCAATTCCTACCATCAGCAATAGAAATGTTTATGGTGTCAAAAATATTTGACTCTGTTGAGGAGATAGTTGCTTCAGTTACATATTTAGTTATGTCAGCACCATCCAAAATTATCTGCACTGTATGGGCTACACTGATGATGGTTGCATCAGTCAGATCATTCACTGAGGATACACTCACCTTACCTTCATTGTTTGCAAGATCAAGTACCTGAGAATTATTAATAATATTTAGGTTATTATCAATTGCTACTAAAACAGAATTTGATCCCGTAGTATCATTCATCAACCCACTAATTGCTGAGGTATTAAAATGTAATCCATCCCCTATTGTGCCTATTTCAATCAACGAATCCATATTAATCTTATTAACAACACCAAAATCCAGCACCCCTAATGTGTTGCTTTTTGAACCTTCATTACTACCAAGTAATCCATTTATGCTGCTAATGCTTTCATCGTAATAAATACCGTAATTCATTAAACCCAATACTTGGGCATTAGTACCTTGAAATGTTGGGAACCCGTTGTTAATTCTAGGATGGTGTATTCTAATAATAACAGATGAAGATGGTTGTACCAGCGCACCTATATTATGAACTATTTTTATTTGCTTACCGGATAAAACTGAAGTGGTAGCATCTACGTTAATAAAGCAAAAGTCGCCACTATTAAATGATACCACCGATGGTGTCATAAAAGACGACACCATGGTCCATGAAGCACCACTATTACTGGAAACAAATGAATTTTCATACCCACTAACAACAGCAAAATTACCATCACTTGAAAATGAAAGCGATTGTAAGCTGCTATCAAACAAGCCAGAAATAGATTGCCATGTTAAACCCATATTATAGGATACATGAATCGTATCTGACATGACACACAACACTCGACCATCTGTAGTTCCTGCTATTTTAATAAATGCATAATCAGATAAAACCTCATCCCAAGTAGTACCAAAATCTATACTTCTTAATATTTTTCTGGCGTCAGAGGCTACTAACATTATGCCACTATCCAATACCATGCATGAATAGATTGAAACATGATCTGGTTGACCTTTGTCCGTCCATGACACACCATAATCAGTAGATAAATATACAAATCCGGAAGAAGTGCAAACAATCTGATATTGGCCTGTACTTGATAAGTGTACTGCACTAAAATTATCATTACCAGCGCCATTACTCCCTACATTGGAGATGGTTGTTAATGTAGTTAATTCAGAAAATGTAGTACCAGAATTTGATGACTTTGCAATAGATGAGGTATCACTCCTAATACTTACTATGATGGAACCTGTATTGTTTGTAGCTAATTTATAATGACTAAAAGTTAAACCATCATTTACTAATTCCCAAGTAACACCATAATTTATAGATTTACAAATGGAATTACCAGCTAATGCATAAATTGAAGATGTACCAAAAGCATAAAGGTACTCAACATTAAAACTATCTCCTGAAACAATGTAACTGGTATCATTCACAGTACAGCTAAATCCCGGATAATTTATGGTAATCACAATGTCGGATTCACAGGCAATTACTGCTTTTCCTACAATAAATTTTGGAGTATTTATAAAACCATAACCGGATACTACCATACTACATAATGCAGTATAGGATACTTTTTGAGGAGCATAAAAATCACTACTGGAAGAAACTACTGCACCACCTTCCCCAGATATAAAGACAGTGCCACCTACAACATGATAACCTGCACAAGATACTACACAACCGGCAGTGCCGCCAATATAATTGTGATAAGATATGGATACGTCGGCATTACTACTTACAACTGAAGGGCAAACACCATCAATTGCTACATAAGCTAGGGTACAGGAATAAGCCTCTGCGTAACCAAAGCAGATAGCGGTGCCCAATCCATCACATGTGTATAGGCCAGATATATTAAAATCCGATAGGTAACTACCATTACCATTTATTCCTAAAAATGTATCAGTGTACTGATTGTACTGTACTTGGCTAATTACATCGGCTATACTATACTGTAGCCAATTTATACCATCTGTTGATATTGATAACTGATTTGCATTGTAGCCACATACTACAAACCACCCACCACCTGCTGCGGAACAAGCACAAATTCCTACCGGCAGTGCATCTAGGTGGATGGACCAATTTAGGCCATCTGTTGAAACAGCAGTATGTGCATAATACTGATGAAAACTCACAAATACACCATTTTGGTATAGTGTGGTTTTTCCATATTCATTGGGTATTGTACCAAACGCCCAATTTATACCATCGCTTGAAACTGCCGTTACTCCAGTTTTTGAAACCAATAAAAGCGCACCGTGCGTAGTATCGTAGGCAGCACTATACCAACAAGCACTTGTTAATGTTGTGTACTTTATCCAAGTTATACCATCATTTGAATACAAATAAGACGTTCTATTGGTGTCTTGCAAATCACCCGGACCATATATAATAAACTTATTATTAAACTGTAACCCTGCACTAAAAAGTTCACCTGTCAAATTTAATTGTGTCCTCGCAGTAAAACCGTATTTCATCTCCGAATCAATTGTAAATACCTCACCTGTGCTTGTATTCACCATAGTAAATAAAGTGCTATTTACAAGATTGACCCAACGACCATTAGTACTTGGAATAACGCCGGTTGCACTAAATAATTGCCTAGGACTTAAATTACCAAACAAAATGTAAGTTACTACTGTCGTAGTGCTGCTCAATTGGAATACAACCGTCGGTGCTATCACTAATGCACCATTTGCACTATCACACGGTAAAGCTGATACCCCTATGCGTACCGAAAAACCACCCCGCAAATAAAACGATTTTGCAGTTTGATAAAACACCATAGTATTAGAATTTTGCCCATAAAAGGCACATTTTGTACCAGTTGAGCTAGATCGAACCATAGCATAAAATCCAGTAAAGGATGCATTATTAAAACCAGGTCTCCATAACACCCAACCTGACGTACCTGTTGTAGAAATATAGGTTTTCGTGCCGTGTACATCTGCAATGTGATACAAACCGTCAACATAAACAGGAGCACTCCAAACAGTGGCTGCAGGCATTGTCATTGTTGTCCATGACGTACCATTTGTTGAGTATAAAACATAATCAACTTCACTTCCTGCATTAACTGCATAAAATCTGCCATTGGTAAATGATAACACACTAATACTGACTGCAAAACTCCTATTAGACCAAACTATACCGTTCGTGCTTGTTGCATAATTCACTCTAGGCATGGCCGATACAGCCACAAATATTGTGGCACTGCATTCCACCATGCTCCATAGCTGATCTGTCAATGTGGCTGTAATCCACGTAATACCACCATCCGTGGATCTGACTGCCAAATTTAAAACTTCATCTGCACCTAATACAACCATAGTGCTGCCATTACACGCTGCTGAACACCAATTTAGGGAAATGGGTAGTGCTGCCCCTGGTAACCAATCTCTACCATTAATGGTATATCTTGTATCAGTAGAATTAGCACCAAATGCCCATAACTTATCTTGACACACACAAAGGGCACGATATTCGACATTTGCATTTCCAATAATTATAGGTGTACCTGTTTTATTATCAAAAAATCCTAAAATGGTATTATGCGTTGTACAACCCGAATACAGCACATCATGGAAATATCGTGCATCACCTACATTTGTTGAATTTACTAATTCACCCCACTCATAATTTCCTGAATTTGACCAGGTCTCCATATTAGTAAGAGGCCTGGCCGCAACTTTACCTATGGCATGATAATTATCATCCAACATATCAATGATTGTATAATCACAAACTGTGGATACAACAGCACCACCAGTGCCTACATGGTTATAATGTTGTATAGGTGATATATAAAAGAAATCCTGCATTGCAGGAAGTAATGACTCGTTTATGCTTGAAGCATTAAGGCCCACTTGCTTCCGCAGCAAGTGGGCTTTCTCACCTATCTTCAGTGATAAATGCCAAGAGGATTTTAATGACCAACCCTTACTTGTGGTTCCCATTGAATTACCCCTGGGTGTATATTATTTGTCCTGAGATATTAGAAGATGTAGTGGCACTAGGTCTAAACATCAAAAAAGGTACTGTATTGTCATACATTTTTACTGCACCACCGGTAAGGAAGTCAATTGCATTTGGTACGTTTGCCGCAGATAATTCTAGTGCAGCAAGTACCCTATACGCAAACAGGTGAGCAGCACCGCTTGTATAAGTAGCCGACAGAGTAAAAGACTGTACTGATCTTACACCTATATCTCCTGCAGCAAGACCTATCTCATACACTGTACCAGCAATGGGCGCTGTTGCGGTAGCAATGATGTTTGTACCAGTTTTACTTGCGACACCGGCACTGTTCGTGTAACTCATTGTCAATGTTGGTGTACCTGCACCCAACACTGAAGAAACTTCAAATCCAATAAAAACATCATCACCGTTAGTTAAACCATTTCTATCTCTTGCAGGCCACGTAGCGGAGTTAATGGTTTGTGCAGTTGTAATAGTTAAGCCAAGCCCACTGTTGTGCCAGAGACGATCACAAAGCATCAGTGTACCTGCAATAGTACACTGTCCTTGAAGTCTAGCTAATCGGGTTTCACCTGATACAGGATTATTGAAAGGTAACCGCCCAGGATACACGGTCAATGCTACACCGCCAATACCTGGTGTTGGTGCCACTGCTGCGCCAGGAAATCCTGCTTGATAGAATGTGCTATGACACCTACCTGCTACCATAGTACCTGTCACTGCTTTAGTGAAGAGTACTGGCGGTTGCATCCCAGCAACCGCCTGATCTAATGTTGTAATTGACATAAACCCTCCTAATTAAGTAGGTGTTCCGTTACCGAGTTGAAACTTAGGAGTTAATGTCAGCTGGTCACCATTGTTTGCAGGAGTGAACGGTGTACCAAGCGTTTCTTCCCATATCAGAGTTGAGCCGGACAAAATCTGATAACCGCGTATAGTGCCGCCTGCTTGAATGGGTCCTGTGAATGTCCATGTCACGGAACTCCAACTAGCCTCAGGAATGCCGCCGTTTAGAGCTATAACAGCATTGTTTGTCAGCGCCTTATCCACATATCCACCTGTACCATCAGGTACAGTATGTGTAGTATTAATGTCCGTATCAGCTAATGCATTTGAATCAGTAAACAATTGGATCGTGAATGCGGTCATCTTTGCAGTAGAACCGAACAAAATATTAAGTAACGCCTGTCCACCAATATCAACAACTTTAACTGCCATGACTAATTCCTCCTTGAGTTAGATTATTCCCAGTAGTAACTAAGACCAAAAACATTGTTTGCGTTTTGCATGGTACCTGCGGGTACAATTTCTTTCAACCAAAATGACATAGCAGCAGGGTGAGTTTTGAATGTTAAAGAATCACCTATTTGCCAAGTACCTGTAAAAAATCCTACGGGTATTACAAAATACGGAGTAGAAGTTGCCGGGTTGATGGGAGAGAAAACACCTGACACAGTGCCTGCGCCCAATGCACCAGAATTAGCACCAGAAGCAGAGTATGCACCAGCACCGGTAAATGATACAGTTATTGTGTCCTCTATACATCCTCTGTTATATGGAACAACGGGATAACTGCCTGAATTGTAAAAACCTGCTGTACTGCTCTTTATATAATTATCTGTCAAAGCTTGCAAATCATCACCACTGATACATCCACCGCCCCATGTGTTTGCAGTCAAATAAGAATCTACAACGGGAGTAGATAGCAAAATGGTGGCCACATTTCCTGAATAACTATATGATGCGACGGTTACCCACTCTTCATGTCCAGTACCATCTTCAGTGACAACTATACCATCACCTATCCAAATACCGTTGGGATACATGGTATCGCCATTATGTGAGGCTGAAACCCATGTACCAGTATTGTATGCAACTGACATACCAGGAGTAACACCAGTGGCAGCTACTTGGCCTGTTTTATAGTTGCTTGAGATATGCAAAATAGAAGCAGGAGGAAATACAAAGTCGTTGTTTTCCATCAACAGCTTTATTGTAGTAGCACCTGCATTTACATTTTCTGATAGTTTGCCACACCCTGTCCAATCAGGCGGTGTTGCAAGAATGTCAGTTTCAATGTCTGTTTGTGTGCCAGCAGCAATGTAAAATCTATCGCCTGCAGTAGAAGGAAAATTCAGATAAGTCAATGCTCCATAGGCAATCTCTTGTGAGTTATTTTCATTCATCAAAAACACTTTCCTGTGTCGAGTGATGCCTATGGTTCTTTCTGATCTTGACACTCGCGGAAAGATACTATGCCTTACACCTGATAAAATGATAGTAATGCCTAACGCACCTCCATTAGCACCACCATTCATTACAGTGTAGGACTTTTTTAACTTCATTTCTGAGGCTACTACTGACATGAGAACCTCCCTATGCCACCATTAATTTAATCGTTATATTTTGAAACCAATCAGTGTCCTGAGGATTAGGTACTGATACTAGAGGTTTTGCATCTACAACAGGTTGTGCTTCAGTCAAAAATCTTACTAGCCTCTGCTCCACACCTGTATCTAAAATATACCTACCACCAACTGCTTCGCTGAGTTGTTTAATCTGCTTTAAAGTACCATACTGCAAACATCCCCAAGAATCACCACCTACTATAGTTATTGATTCACCGAAGAAATCTTTTTGTTCCCAAACTACCATGCCTCCAGCTAAGGTCTTTGCTACATCAGTTCTAACACCTGAGAATGCAAGATTGTCTGATATAACCAAACCCATTAAATCAATACCGTTTAGTGTCATTGTTCACCTTCCCAGTACTGTTTAATTTATGCAACAATGGTGCCCCATAAAACTTCAGGGTTTTATCATCCACACTAAAACCGCCAGGTATTAAAAGAACAGGTTCTTTATCATCGTCACACTCTATAATACCACCTTGTGCTTCAGTATGATTGGAGATCATTGTACACCAGCCTTTCTCATTCTCCTTAGTGCAGTGTTGAGTTCATTTAACACACTTACTGGCGCTTGTACAGGGAAAGTTTCATTGCCTGCTTGGAGATTAATGGTTCCCATAAATGATGGAACATCTGCTGATCCTGCACCTGGAACTGCCATTGCTATTTGCGGCATTGCCATACCACCGAATGCACTGTTTAACATATTGGGTATGGGTGCTACCATGCTGTTCATCATGTGCAATAATTGAGTTCCATATTTTCTAACAGCAGACTTACGAAGAACAAACTCACCTGGTGTCAACATAGCAGGGTGTGTATCACCATCGCCTGTACCAGGAATCTCACCTCCATGGGCATAACCTGCGGGTGCGGCACCTTTGTTTACAAATTTGGTAGTCACAGTGACAGTCTTATCCCTGAGTTCCCGAATACGTGAAATAAGTTCTTCTACATCCCGTGTACCATAAACATTAGCTTTTACAGTTACAATCCACTCCTTAGCTATTTCTGCAATCTTCGCTAATAGTGTATTGATTGATGCCTCAGCAGGGGCAATATCAATGGTTATCACTGGCTTAGTTGCGGCAGCTTTTTCAATCAATCCTGCTATCTGTTGTTCCACAGCATAAATAGCATCAGATAATGGAGTAGGTCCATCCTGTACTATACCTTGGAATGTAACTACAACACTTGCTCCTGAATTATCAGAAAGACTGGATTTAAAATCTTCTAGTTTCTGTTTCATCTCCTCTATCTTTTCTGATAGAGGAAGTTTAGCAGATCCTTCTCCCTCAAATTTTGTAACCAATTCTACCGGCGGAGCATCATTGATTTTGTGCTGAAATCCAGCTACATCCTCAATTAACGTATCTAATGTTTTACCAAAATCATTACCATCTTGATCCGTGACCTCTACTTTTAAAGTAGATGTCTGCTGTCTTACTGTTTTATGAAACTCTTCAACCTTTTGTGTATTATTCTGCAAAGCCACATCAAGCTTTTCATTAGTACCTGCAGCAACAAAATCTACTATCATCTTGGCTTCAACTTCGCTAATATCACGGGCGAGTTTCTTTATTTGAAGGAGGGCTGACTCCGTATCTATTTCAACTTTCTTCTTATTCAATCCCCCTATAGTAGTATTGAGTTCGGTGACCGACTTCGTGATAGCGTTCATTGCAGCTATACTTTCTTCTTTCATCTTCTGTTCATACTGCATTCTTTCTTCAAGGGCTTGCTTGGTTCTGTTGAACAACTCGGCTTCTTTTCCTTTAGCTTCAGCAATCTTTTGTTGCAGAAATATACTGTTTGCCGCTGCATCCTCTTCCTCTTTTTTCTCACCATTTACATACGAAATCTTTTTAAATGATACCTGACCTGCCAAATCTATTATTTGCTGGCTCGTACTTCTTGCTCTCTCCAATTCAGCCATTTTTAATGTTGTGTCTTTTTGAGCATCAGAATTTGCCAAACTCTGGCGATACTGTGATTCTTTTTGTGCCATTTGTGCCATTATGGAAGCATTCTTACTCGCATCATCCATACCTTTTCTGGATGCATCCCACATCTTATCATCAAGAGACCGCATATTATTTTGGTATGTAGTGTAAGCACTTGCTATTTCTCTTTGTGTCGCTTTTACTGCGGCAGACCAACGCTCCACTTCACTTATCTTCTTATCCATCTCACGCTTATATGCTTCATAAGATTTAGTGTAAGTAGCAATGTCATCGGCGAGGCGATCAGAGTTTACTTTAGCCATTAACCGTTTTTGAACATCAGCATTATTAGATTCTTTTGAGGCAAAGTTCTTTAATACTTCTTCCTTCTTTTTATTGAGTTCCAATTCTGCAGCTTGTTGATTTTTGATCCTCTCTTCAGTAGCCCTACCGTACTCTTTTTCAAGTTCAACTCTTTTCTTTAAAATTGCTGGTTCGTTGTTGCTAGACGCATTTAACAAGGCTGTTTGTGCCTTGAGATTAGCCTCTGCCATTTGTTGCTCTCTGGTAAAGGCATCTTCCATAGCTTTCTTCTTGCGATTAAAAGCATCCTGTACTATCTTATCAATTTTGTGGTAATGATCTTCTTGATACTTTTCTACTTTATCCAGAGCCTGCCTTTCTTTTTCAATCATCATTTGGTCAAACTGCGCCCTGGTGATTTTTTTCTCTTCCAACATCTTAACAAGCCCATCTTTTTCCTTGTTAAGATTTTGTACAGTGGACATAATGAAATTCTTTTGGGCATTATCAGCTTTGGCATACATACTGACCCATTCATCACCCATAGCACCTAATACATCTGCTGCTTCCTGAGCATCTTGATCGTTCAATCCAGCTTTTTTAAATCTATCTTGGGCTGCAATGGTGGCCTCAATGACCTTTTGCAATGTTGGGAATCGTTTAGCCAATTCACCCAATGAGATACCACTCTTTTCGGCATACTCTTTTATAGTTTGTCCATTCCTGCCTATTATTACACCTAATTTAATAAATGCCGCTTCTTGCTCTTTTGTCAGTTCCTTATTTTTATTAATCCTCTCACCAAGAACTTTATGGGCACTATCAACACCTGGCAATACAGATGCATACTTTCGGACAGCAGTGGAAAATGCAGTCCAAAAATGTGTAGCTACAAACACAGTCCTTTGTTGAAATGTAAGTTCGTCATTGGACCATTTAACAGCCGTGCGTAATGTTTCTGCTTCTTTCTTTGTATTGTTGTATTCCTTAGCTAATCTTGCAAAGTATTCTGCCAACTTACTTTTGGCTAATTCCTCTTCTTTTTTCAATTGTGCATCTACAGTCTTAGTTTCTTCTGCCATAGAGCCATTTGTTTTAGCCAATTGTGCCTGCAATTCAGGATACGCTTGAACTAATCTATCCAACACACCTTTATGTTTTATTTCACTCCCTGAAGCCTCTTTTAAACTATCGGAATAAAATTTTAAAGCCTCTGTATTTTTTTGGTGCGTATAAAATGCTTTTTCTGAGGCTTGTAAAGCCTGAGCCGAATATGTTCTATAAGCTACTAATCCCACTAATAACGCCGCAATGCCAGCTGCTATAGCTACAAATGGATTCGCTAAGAGAGTTGTATAAAAAGCAGTAACCATGCCCCTTACAGCAGTTAATGTGCCTCCTAATGTATTTGTGGCAATGTTAGCCGACAGCAATGATGCTGTGCCTGCCGCCACTGCCGTCTGTGTGGCCCTCCACATTGCAGCATGTGGGCCCCACGCATACATGTAACTGGTAACAGTGATTATACCTACTGTTAAATAAGAATGTAATGTTTTAAGAGCTACACCTAATCCTATCACTACAGTAGTTAATCCTACCCATGCCACAGTTTCCCGTAGAAATGGTGTATCCATAATTACTGTCATCACTTCTAATACGGACTTTGCAATATTTAAAAATATTTTAAATGCCTCTCCTAAAGGCTGACCTACAACTATAGCTAAATTTTTTGCCACGTTTGCAGTATTTTTCATGGATACTTGCAAACCACCCATCTGAATCTCTGCCATCTTTGCTGCGGAACCCACAGTGCCTGCTTGTTCTACAAGTAATTGAAATCCATCTTTTCCTAAGTTTGATAATGCGAGTGCAGTACCAGCAACCCGAATACCAAACAGTTGTAACGATTTTTGGAGATCACCTTTTAATACCTTACTCAGAACCTCAAGAGAGCCGCCGAATCCTTGTGCAACACCTTTTGTTCTTTCAAATTTTGGATTTAATTCTTGTATGGACATCCCTGCATCAGTCATAGCTTTACGCAATTTAGTTGATGGTGCTTCAATTGCCCCTATCAATTGTCTAAATGACGTACCTACAGTAGATGCCTTTAAACCTACATTGAACAATTGCATCATAGCTGCGGCAGTTTCTTCCAACGATATACCTGCAGATTTTGCAACAGGACCAACGTAGTTCATTGCAGTCCGTAATTGCTGTAGGTTTGCTTTTGACCAGTTAGCAGCGGCAGCCAGTACGTCTGCAGCCCTTGCAGCTTCATGGGATTTCATGCCAAACACTGTCAATGTGGTAGTCACAAGGTCTGCAGTTACATCCATCTTTTCTAATGCACCTTGGGCTAACTGCGCTGCTGGTGTTATGATGTCCATTGTTTGGGCGGCATTGAAACCTGCCTGTCCAATAGTTGTCATTGCAGCACCTATTTCAGATGCACTATACTTGGTGATTTTGGATACTTCCAAAATCTTCTGCCCCATCATAGCCGTTTCAGCATCAGTTGCCTGTGTGATTGCTTGCAAGTTTTTTAATGCTTGATCGTACTCAATTATCGCCTGCACACCTGCATTAAATGCTGAAGTGACAGATGCAATGATGAGGGCAGCAGGCATCCAAGCAGACAATTGTTTGACAGCATATCCTAATTGTTGGAAGTAATCTTTAGCTTTGTTTGCCCCATTTGCTGCATTGGTTAAAGTATCCGATAATTTATTTGTTGCGTTGGTGGCCTTGTTTGCTTCTTTCTCATGATCTCCTACGGTCTTATTATATTTTTTAAGCATTTCATCAGCTTTTTGTTGAGTAATCATTCCTTCCCGAACTTGCCTATTCAGCATTTCTGCTGCTGCACCAGACTTAATGCTTTTGGATGCTTCATCCGCCCGCTTCTGTGTAATAATTCCAGCTTCAACCTGCTTATTAAGGCGCTCAATAGCCTGTCTTGATTCATTGTGTACTGCTACCATGCTTTTTTCAGTTTCAGTAGCTTTAAGAGTTCCAGTGGTTTTTTGATTCAATTTAGCCATCTGACTATCTAAAGCGGCGGTAACATCTTTAATACTTTTTATTTCTTTGCCATACATACCAATATAGTTATCTGCAACAGAACCTAGCTTTTCATACTTCCTCGCAAGATTGTCTTTTTGCTCCACTATTATGGCTTCTGCCTTTGCAGCAGCTTCCATAGCCTTACTATTTTCAATCTGCTTTATCCTCATTTTACTGAGAACTTCACCAGCCTGAGTATATGTAATATTACCTGCTTTTATTTTTTCATTGAGGTAACTGACAGAACTGGAAAGAGTTGGATAACTCTTAATCAAGGCATTCTGACTATCCAATACTGCTTTACTTGCTTTTACTTTTGTAGCATCGGAATCATTTAGGCTTTTTATAGCTGCTTTAAAATCATCAAAAGTCTTAATACCAGTTCCAAATGAACCTGCTAAAGATTTAACTCTGGTGTCACTATCTTGAAACCCTTTTGTGAGTTTATTCATTTCTGTGGTAATCTGTTGGGAAGATTTACCATAAGAAATAAGTTCACCATTTGCTTTTATAACTTCACCACGCAAGAATGCCTGAGCCGCAGCAGATTTGTTTACACCTGCAGCCCACTTATCCCCGTTCTGCCCCATCTGGTTCATTACAGATGCGTGTTGATTAATTACTTTGGTTGCTTCCACAGTAGCAGAAGCATTATATTGCCAATCTTTTGTGAGTTGTGTTAGTTTCGTTCGGAGTTCAGGTAGTGTCTGAATTTGCTTGCCTAATTGACTAATCAAATAGTTGGCAGGCACACCAGAGTTTGTGTAGGCTTTCACTAAATCGTTTTGTATATTAACCAGTTCTTTTGTGCCTTTAGAAGCACTCAGCAACTGGCCACCTACTTTGGTGATTTCATCACGCATAAATGCGTGAGCCACTTTAACTCTGTCAACCTTAGATGCCCAAGCATCTGCGGCATCAGCAGAATCAAACTGGGTCTTTTTAGTTTGCAAGATTGCGGATTCTGCTGCCCGCAAAGCACCTGTCAGATCCTTAAATCTAATCTGTGAGGTGCCTGCTTCTTTTCCCAATGAAGCGAGTGCTTTTTGGTATTGTGCAGATTCACCCATAGAGGAAGCAACTGCACGTTTAAATATATCAGCACCTTTGGCTGCATCATCTAAACCTTTGGCTGCATCCTTTGCAGCTTTTTCTAACTTCTTTGTCTCAGCCGCAGCAGGACTACCAACGCCTTTGAATCCTGTTGATAGTTCTGCAAGCTTTGCTTTTAAACCATCAATCGCGGCAGAGACTTCATTAAATCTGGCAGTAAATATAAGGCCAAGACCAAGTTCTTTAGTACCTTCCATTGTATCATCCTTATCCTAAAGAAGTATCTTTTGCCCAGTTTTTGAATTTCGCCATTAAAGCCTGGGATGCGATTGATCGTTCATTTTCACTCATTTTTTCATATTCAGCAGGATCTCCAAATAAACCATTTGAGGGTTTGGCTTGTTCAAACTCTTTTTCAATTGCAGTTTCAACTGCCACCGTAGATTTTTCTTCATCCTCTGCTGGTAAATCAACACCATGTATTGCAGCTAAAAACCTGTATTCACAGGACTTTCTTTTTTGAGATGCCTCATACAAATACTCTACTTGACCTTGTGCAAGTCCTCCTTCCTTAAAGGACTTGCAATACACATGTTCTAATCTATATTGGGGAAAGCATTCAAGGAAGGTGCTGATGACCTCTTCGAAGGAAACAGATTCCTCCCCCTCTCGAAGAGGTCTTTCCCTTTTTTTATTGCGGGCTCATAATTCACAACCCATATAATTTCAACCAACTCAACGAGTTGGGGGTTAGTCATGATATCAAGAACCTCATTTGATTCTTCAATAGAAATATCAGCCGATACACACAATACCTGTGCAATGTTGGCTTCAATAGCTTCCATCACTTGATGCATAAATGCCATGTCGCTAAACTGATTTTGTTCTTGAGCGTCTACAATGCTAGTAACAACCTTGGTAATCATATCAGACAGTTTAAATTGATCACGAATGGATAGAGGAAAGATTTGAAGGGATTTGATTTCACGTTTGCCATATTCTATATTCCTGATGTCAGGATTGAGTGTTGATGCCATGATATTCTCCTTAAAATCCCTCCCGGAATTAACCGGGAGGGTTGTTTTATTGTGCTGAACAAATTACTTCAATTACACCATGTCTACGCCAGTGAGGAACAAGATCGTGCCGAGCGGCTTATCATCCCAAGATGTGTGACCACCGATGATACCTGCATCAGCCCGCTTTGCACCAAATGTCACTGGGATAGCAGCAGCATCTTCAGCTTTCAGATCCATCTCCATCTTACTTGTCACGTTTGCACGTGGGAAGATGATGACCATCTGAGCTTGGTTATCGGGGAAGGTATAAACGGCTTCCATACGAACATAATCTGGAGCTTTCAGTCCTCCCAGATTGATTGCACCAGTCATACCTGCATAAGCACCACCTGCGGCAACATAAGCGGTGGTTTCAAACGTCATGGTATCGTTGTCAACCCACGAACCGCTGAAATAGTTAGCAGGAATACTGAAATACGGGTTAGCACCATTTACAGGAGCAGTCAGAGTGCTGACAGTACCAGAACCGACATAACCTACCACAACACCGGAGATGTCAAATGCAGTAGGTGAAGTGAACGTAACAATGAATGTATCATTCACAGGACCTGCAGTATCAGTAACGGTGATAACACCAGTGCGAGTACCTGCAGTGGTATCTTGGCGCACAAACGAAGCAGTAGCAGATGCAGCTACAGCACCAGGATCAATACCACGGGCCAGTGCCAGGTTAAAAGGCGTCATTTCTTTGAAAGCACACTCCAAAGAACAAGATTCCTTAATAGGAACAGTGAGGTCTTCCAGCATCGGGAAACCAGATTCCAGAGTCCAGAAAGTTGTGTCACCTGTAAACTTAGTGGATGCCAATGCACCAATAGAGTTTACCGGCAGAAGGGTTGGTGTGGCAGTTGCTACGTTTGCAGCAGCATTGCCTACACGAATTTGTGCCAGACCCAATGCTACGGCACTGGCGTTTTTAGTTAGTGGACCGGTACGAGTTAAAGCCATTGTTAAATCCTCCTAAGTTTGTTGTTGTTTTGAACGACCTGGGGTTTCGGACTATCCGATTGAACTTCTTCAAACACTTGTGGAAAGTAATTCAACACATTCCAATGACCACAATTTCTGCGTAAGCATTTCAACTTTATACTGCCGTGTATATACATTTCAACAGGAATCTTATTACTGCCAGCTTCCCCTTTACCAAAGCAAAAATACCACAAACCATTTTGTTTTCTTTCAATTAACCTTTTCTTGCACATTTCGCAAACAACAAAGGTTTGATGATTGTCATTCATATCTGCATTCCCCACCGAATCCTCAGTGTCAGAATTTTTACTTTTGTTTCATCTGACGGCATTCTAAATATCGGTGTATCAATAATCTCTTGCACTACCATACCACTAAGCAGTGTCCAAGGAGTTGTGTAAATATCGTACAGTGGTATTCTTGTTAGACCATCTGATGCTATATCATTATAAAAAAGACCACAAAGTTCATCGGTCAGTTTTGTTAGGCTATCACCTTCCGGGTCTTTTCTTGTTGCACAATATACCTCTACAACATATTCTGCAAGCGTGGATCGTTGAAACCCTTTGAAGTTTACAAGAACCCATTTAGTTAAAGTGCTATCCCTGATGTCGGGATGGGCTACCGTTTTATCAAAAGAAACGATAGAACCAAAATAATCCACAAAGAATTTCTTTATAGATGACTTGATATTCCGTTCTTTTGCCGTGCTAGATAGTGGCATTTTCCAACCCTTTTGAAACATCAGCAAACATTTTATTTAAGGTTTCAAGAGCCTTAGCTTCATCATCGTCAACACTGTCACCGATAGTGCAATAATCCAGTGCCTTAGTTATGCACTGAACTTCACCTAAGGACAATTCAAAACGGATTATAACGTCTTTTGGTACTATGTCAAGCACTCTCACGACCACACCTCAAATATTAATGTCTTGGATGCCAGGAACTTTTCCATATAGAATGGCATCAAATCTTCCATTGTATTATGAAACAATGGTCTTGATTTAGTGCCTGAAGAACCACCGCCATACTCCAACGAGAATGCATAATCTAGTATTTCCTTATTGCCGTTCATAACACCTGCAGGTACACCAGCAAAATATGAGGTGTTTGATAACCCCTGAGGGGATACCTTGTTACCTATGATCGAATTAAGTAATGCGTCCGTCTGTCTCCAGTAGGCATCATTACCTTTTCTTTTAGACCATGTTTCGGCGTGTGGTTGACCATAATCACCATATGTTTGAGATAGGATGTTTCTTTTCAGTGTGGCTGCTGTGAGTATGGCGAAGTGCCTAAGGGTGTTTTCAGCAATAGCATCTACAACGGCTCTTACCTTATCAAGAGCATTATAGACATTTAAGAACTCATCCTGATCGAATGCCACATAAATCACAACTACCTCGTATCTTCAACAAGATCCAGTGCGTGTATACCTGGATACCTGTATTTCTCAACCTTTTCTACCTTGTAATATTCAGTTGCAGTGATGTATAATCTATCCAGAGGTTTTGCTCCGTAACTTGAAGGCACAAATGCTTCAATAGCCCATATTTGAATTTGACCTGTGGGTTCTTCTTGGTCAATGTTTGTTCCTTGCAACTTATCTGCTATTACACCATATGCCCTGGTCACAACATCTGCCCATGTTTCAGTAAGGTTGTAATCAACATCTCTCACTACAGCACTAGGTCTGGATATTTTAGCAGTTGATGGAAGATTTGTTTTATATAAAACCGACGCATATTCGACAATTTCATCCTCGAACATATCCGGTGTTTTATTCATAACCATTAAGTATTCTTCAGTTTTTAAAACATGAAGGATATCACCTGTTTCTATTTTTGTAACAGAAGAGAAAGAACCATCTCTATGAAACTCCCTAATAAACGGCTTGGTAGCTTGGGAGTTCATGTCATAGATAATTTTTTCAGATATATTAGTAGGTGTGCGTAATATTTCTATTACCACACCTAGTTCATTTATAACTTCAGAAATGTCTGGTCCAATACCGGCCATTTTACTCTCCAGAATTTATGAACAAGATCAGGTTATCATAAGTGATGTCCTGTCCTAGATCGTCATACGCAAACCCTGCCCCTACCGCTGTTCCAAATAGTTTGTACGACTCTATATTAGAAAACAATGTAGAATTAGCGGACAAAGCAGCATCGAACTCGGAATCCATGTGTTTAATCAGCTTTTCGTAGTGTTCAAATCTGTGTTGCAAATTTACCTGCTTGTATTTGAACTTTTGTGCTGATGCAATCCACAAAATGTAGCAAGCATGGCGAGCAGCACGAATAACGAGCCACATTTCTTTTTCAGCATTATCAATAGGTAAGCTCCAGCCTAACTCGGCCAGAGCTTTATTAACGGCAGCTTCCAGCCCCTCAGTAGTGAGAGTGGAAGCTGCCGATGATAGCTGAATCTTTACAAAGTCAATGGTGTCATCAACAGTATTCAGCATAAGTCACCTTACTTACGGCGTGATAACGCCTTTTTGTTCTCTTTGGATGGCACTTCTTCAGCAGGTTCTGCTTTCGCAGGCGGCTCTTCAGGAGTTTCCTCTTGCTCAGGAGTTTCCTCTTCTTCATCCCCAGGAGTTTCCTCTTGGGGCTGTTCCATCGGAGCAGCATCGAGGATGCTGAAAATCTTTGGGTTGTCAATGTTTTGTTTTACAAACTCAGGCAGTTCGCCGTCTATATCGCTATAGACGGCTCCCCGTGTAACAATGACACCCCTGCCGATTTTAAGATTAACCAACAGTTGTGCTTTCATCTTGAACTACCTCCAAAAAATGGATTGTTAGAATACAGTCAGTTTGAACGTGGTGTCCGGATGATACAGAACAGGAAGACCTTTATCCTGTACACGGAGCCACACACCTTCTGGATCCCATTCATCTTTGGAATCTGCATAAAAGCCCCACCGACGGTCCATACCGTACGGTGCTTCCATGAACTCGGCAATTTTCTCGCCAGCTGCGGTGTCAGAGAACATCAGCAGTTCGTTGTCCTGGATGAACTTTTTACGCATAATAACCTTATCACGCCCACCTACAAAAGTAGCAGTAGGTTGGGCATTTACAGTTACAGTAGAAGCAAGGACATCAACAGCAATGATGGTTTTGTCTTCCCAGGAGTTGTACTTAGTCATGTTGACAAAGCGCAGGGTGCCACCAACCTCGAAGTCGGACGCATCATCCACGCTGATTACTGCAGAACTCGGGGTCACAGTCAGCCAACCCTGAACTTCATACAGTTCATCGTACACTACCATGTTACCAAGGCCGAGCAGTGAACCGATCACTTTGTCAGGATTTGCAAACAGATCGCCGTTGCCGAAAGCAGATTTGGTTACCAGAGCTTGAATCTTGGTATCCAGTACAAGCAGTTTCAGCAGTTCGCTGTTCATCATCACAAAGTTAGGCTTCACAGAAGCATCTGTGGACAACACTGATTTGGCATCATAGATGTCCTCAACAGGGTTGCGGCTTGCACCGTCAGTCCAACGATGTGAAGCATCCAGAGTAACGAAGTGGGTATCAGGTATACCGTAGCTTACTGCTACTTTAGCTCCGCCAGGAACTTGGTAATTGATAGCACCTTTTGTCAGCATTTGGGAAGACATCCACTCACGGCGCCGCTCACAGCGATACTTGAGTTTCTTAACGCCTTTTGCAAGTTGGCGTTCTGCAGTTTGGTAGGTAGCAGAAGTTCCTGGTTGACGCATATTATTGAGGAATTCCTCGTCAAAATACATCTTCTCTTTCCAGTAAGCGGACTTTGCGGAACCTTGGCTAACGCCATCAATTCCTACAGTCGGTGCCACTGAACCAGGTGCTACGAACGGGGTCATGCCGCCTGAAGTATATTCAAGTTCCCACTTGATAGTATCTGATGGGTACTTTACTGCAGCGAACATGTTAGTAAAGAAGTTGGAGGGAGTCTTATCAATCTGAGAAATCAGCTTGTTAAGAGTCTCCAAATGCAGAGCAGGAATGCCCGACGATCCTTTCATTGTGTACTACCTCCCTATGATTTATTATTTCAGAATGATGTGCTGACCATCAACGATGCCACCGATTGCAGACAGAGCCTCAGAAGTTGCGTTAACCAGTGAGGAAGTGTACAGAACGGCATTAGAAATCACCACTGATGTTTGCGCTCCAGCTGCTTCTTCGCCAACGCCAGTGTCAATATCTTTGTCAATGATGAATGCAGCAGTAGACCAAGGATCAGCAGCACCTGCCTCAACATAAATGTAGGCATTCTTTGCTACAGTGATGTTCGTGGCAGTGTAGGCGCTACAAGCGATCGTAGCAAACCGGGCATCTGTGCGGGTGATAGTCGTAATAGCACCAAGTGCCAAAGGACCTTCACCTGCGTTATTCTCTGCAACCAGATCGTCACCAACTTGAAACTTATACGAATCTGCCAGAGAAACTTTGATACTTCCAGAAACACCATCAGCTACAATCGGTGCAACTCCAATTGCAGATTCAGTGCCGAAAGCAAGTTTGGTGTATACAGGTACATACGGAACCAAAGTTCCTTTTCCGCCTGCAGCAGAAGTGTTGACAGACATCACAGTACCGGCATAAAGTACACCGTAACCAGGTGCTACCATCTTGTCCTTGATAAGGGCAATGTCACGCACGGAATAAAAAAGCCGTTTGATACCACGACCTTCAGGATTCCGTACAATTTGAGGAGTATCCCCACCAATGTTTTTCATGTTTAATCTCCTTGAATAGAAATATTACTTCAGGTAACTTGCCATGCGAGCCGCTACATCATCCGCCAGCTTCGTGGCGCTATTGTTATCAGCAGGAGTCTTAGTTGAGGTGCTAAAACCGATTACTGCGCCTTCAGTAGCGCCGGACCAATCTTTCAGTTCTACATCAACAGCGGCAGCAAAAGCTTCGGTATCAAATGCGCCATCAGCAACGAATTGCTCATGCCCTACAAGACGGCGAACCTTGTCCTGAATGCGGTCTGGCAGCCCTGCTTCTTTGAATTTCTCTGCAAACAGATTGTCAGCGGAGAGCTTGATGCCTTGCTCAATGCGTTGGGATTCCGACTTCTCCAATGCAATAAGGCGCTTCTCACTGTCCTTGTTTTCAGCAGACAGTTGGGCATTTGCTTCAGCAGCCGCTGTCAGTTTGTCCTCAAGTTGCTTCTTTTCAACGGAAAACTGTGCCGTTACGGCGTCCGTGATTTGAGCTTGCAACTTGGAGAACTCCTCTGGGCACTCACTTTTGAATTTTTCCAGATCCATTTTTGGTAAATCCTCCTTGTTATTTAACTGCGTTTCTTCCCCTGATCGTTCCCCATATTCAATAGTTACATCTTCGGTCTCACTCATGGCGACCGATTTGGTGTTAGAATCATATCCGAATGTACACACGGATGATTCCTTAAAAATTGCTTTGCGCCAAATAGTACCTGGACCTTTCATGGTGTATCCATTTACTTCGGCAGTTTCATCTTTGGTTAAGCTTTGAATCTTTGTAGGTTTTGCATAGATAGATGCTTCATATGGAAACCCTTGTGCCGATGTTTCCCGAAACTTGATACTCTCAGGTGTGTCTAAAAACTCTGCATCTGTAACAGTGAGTTGGTTATTTTCGATACTCAGTTTTTTGATGAAACCAAGTTTTTTACTTGTGTCGTGATCTTCCAATAGCGGAAACTTCTTCTTGGGGAATTCCATGCCTTCAAGGTCAATGGCAAGGTCGCCCCAGTACCAGTGATCCTTAATAATGCCACCTGAATAGGCGAGCATTTCAAGTTGAGGCTTTTTCTCACCCTCAACACCCTCAGCAAACTTAACTGAAGCAAAACACTGGTCATCTACTAGTTGCATTGCTCCTTTAGTCAGCTTTACAGTTTCTTTTTTCATAAATCCTCCGAGTGCCTACCATTTATCAACAATAACACTAGCTGTCAAGTGTTTTATTGGACTGAATTGCAACAAAGATTATCAATTGGCCCTTGACAATGCAATCATTTTTGTTTGGTGTCAACTCTTCGCTTGAGTGTCGGTTTCTTCACTGGAGCAGCATCTGGGTTCTTTTGATCTGCTTCTTTTTTGATTGGTTTCTTAGCATCCTTATTATCTTTGGTATCTTTTGCATCCTTATTATCGCCATCCTCTTGATTAACATCTTGCCCTGGTATTGCAGATTGATCCACAGATAATGCAAGTTCAGGGTACTTTTCCATCTCAGTTGCATGTACCAGACGCATCCTTCTGTAATTACCAAAGCCCAATTTCTTAGCAATCTCTTGATTGGGTATACCTAAAACATCGTAAGTAGAGCCATGCTTAACACCCAGGAATGCTCTTGCTCTGGACTCAGAATCAATAACCTCTGATGTTGGAAAGCTTATTTCAATGAGTGCTTCAGGGCGTTTTTTGACATTTTTAAATACAGGATCTTGGTTTTTAAAATCTATGGCTACACGTTGATCGAATACTGCAGGGAACCCAGTAATCATAGTTTTCAAGAAGAATATAGAACTCCAGAAATCATATCGTAAAAACTTTTCAAAGAAGCAAACCTCGTCTGATATTCTGTCTGACATGGGACCTCTTGAAGCCTTTACAGAAGAATAAGTACCTTTTGATTGTCCAGATGTTACATCTTCAGGTTCATTCAATCCTGAAGTAATCATGTGAAATATGTCGGTATCAGATTCAGAGATAGATGGCAATGATGGATTCATTACCTGTAGTTTCATACCTGGGGGTAACACCATCGTACCGCCGGGTGTCTTTTTAGCCATGATGCCTGTCTTTTTACGTTCTTCATCTGACAATGTCAACCACGTTCTGAAAGTTTTAGGGTCTTCCATTGTCACAACCCACAAGTAAGATCCTGCAGATTTCTTGTGGTCAATTTCGTACTTCTTCAGGTTCTCATAGTGATTCAACCACTCCAATATAGTGCGTAGGTGAGATACGTTACGTTTGGTTATGTAAGATTTATCCCAAGATATGAGGAATCTCCTATAACCACCGATCTTTTTATATTTAGCTTTGCTGCTTCTACTATCCTTTATCTGCCCACCATTATAGATAGTTTCAGGTACAAGCTTTGCAAGCTCAGGATATCTTGCAATGTAGATGGATGGGATGATAGTTGCAGATGTTATGTTACCCTCAATAGATGCGTTCTGATTCACATAATAGAATAAGGGCATTGTTGCTTTAGTAGGATGATAGACAATTCCATCTTCCCCACCGCCTGTTATGTCGCTGGGGTCTACAAAATCTACTTCAATAAAGCCATCATCATGTAAGGTGAGACACAAATAAAGTTCACCTTCTATGTTTGATCTTGCCACAAACTTAGGCCAGTATGTATATAATCTGTTGCGTGGGTCGAGTTCAATCTCTTCAAGGACATCTTGAATTTTTACAATTTCGCTTGTAACTTCAAAACCATAACCTGCTAATCTGCCTGCATGACCTTTAACTGCAGTGCTTACTTGCGGGTTTCTGTTAAACTTATCCCAACAAGCCTGCTGCAACTTTTCCCGTTGTGTTGCAAGCTCTGTTGATAGACCACTAAAACCGTCAGGATCGGCGGGCTGATCTGATACTTCATTTGTCTGCCACGGCATTGTAAACCGTAGTGCCCTTAATTCATCATCATCAAGTTTTAGCAGTGCTTTTGCGGCAAGGTCGTTATCAGGAAGCTCTAATTCGTTCATGGTGCCCTCGCGGTATAATTTTCGACAATCTTACTGATTTTATTTCAAAAAATCAATAGGTATTTACTTGCGGAACACCATGTTATTGAGTTTATCTACCTCAAACTCTGCCATTCTTTCATTTTTAAAACGAAGGTTTGATGTGCCACGCTTACAAACAGAGTAACCATTAGCCAATAATATTTGCACTTCGTAATGAATTTCATTGCCTATCTCCACTTCTTGCATACGATATTTATCAGGTTTCTTTTTAAAATTGAACAATTTGATCTCACTTGAGTAAATTTAGTAGCTCTCCGCAGCGTTGCCTGTGCTTCTACCGCATTTTTATAGTATCACATAAGACTTTACTTGAATGTCATCTCGCAATCAGGGACATGTTGCGGACGAATGTTCCGAAATAAGCTCTTCCATGTCTCTCTCTGAAATCATCTAGTTTCAGAGTTCTACCACCGTATATACACCATGCCAAACTAAACATTACGTCATCCTGAATACCATACTTCTCCATCTTTTCAGGGGAACCAAACCATCTCTTATCCTCATCGTGAAAGAATATGCCTGCTTCTTCTTTGAATATATCTTCACCTTTACTGCCCCACACTACTAAGGGTGGTATTTTGAATCTGCCGGTACTCACAGCACCATGCACTTCTGCAAACGCCGCTTTCTGTTTATCATAAGAAGGATGTATAGGTTCAAAGCGGATATTGTGATCTTCACACCAACTTGCCATATCCCATATGCCCCAACGCTCTCCACATATCGCATCAAGACCTTCAAACATCTCATGGGCTAAGAGTATGGCATCTTTAATCTTATCTAAGAGACTGTCAGCAATGTGAGCCACAGCTAACGTGATATACACATATTTAGGGTTACCATCATCTACTGCAGCAGGGTTTGATCTACTACCTGGTAATCCTTTTGCTACTATTGTTACTATGGTTCTAGCAGCCGTTCTTGTTGTTTTCAACGGATCGGCTCTATCTATTCCCGCTAACACTGCCCAGTTAGTGTCGTATAGGTCACCTATTCTTTCTAATTCATCTAGTTCGGCATTACGCACCTGTCCATGTATATCCCGTAGTTTGTAAATTGATTCTACAGGATATAAGCGTTCATCAATTGCCTTCATTTCTTTATGTTCATCATCGAATGTAGAAGGTATGCGGCGCTGCAAACATTCCTCTATCATATCTTTGATGTGAACCTTGCGCTGTATCTGTTCCAGTAACACAGTGTATGTGGTGACCTTACCATCAATACCTAAGAAGTTTGTTGCTTCAATCATGTCAGGTCCAAACACCTGTTGTGCATTACTGCCCCACACATTCATAAAGTATTTTTCAAAATCACCCAATGGGAATTTAGCTTTATAGTCATCCAGCTGCTGCTGGTCCATATTTGGGTTCCAGTAGTCTTCAATGACAGCATTTTTTGAACAACGGTATGAAAAGAAGAGTGTTTTTGTTGCACGGGTGACAAACGCCTGATACATCTTATACAAGACGTGGGTTTTAGCTGATACAGTGGAGTCAATAACTCCTAGTGCGTTTGGAATGTTACGAATTGAACCATCAAGTTGTGTGAAGAACTTTGGGTTCTTCATATCGAAGATTTCAGAGAAGGTGTATCCTGTGATGTTTGAAACAATACCTGAAAACGATGAAATAGGTCGCAATACAGAGGATACGTTTCCTGACATATCCCTCAAACGTATTTCTTTTTCCTGTATGTTACGATCACCTATGACAGCAAACAAATTGGGTGAGTTTTTAATGATGTCCTTCATAATATCGAAGTGGACAAACTTGATCTGGTCTTTACTGTTTGCACCAAGAACTATCTGCTGTTTAGGCCAACTGAAGAACTTCCAAAGTTGTATAAGGCAGGCGAGTAGGGATTTACCTTCACCCCGCATCCATGAAAGAATAATAAGGCGATACACGAAACGACCATTAACCATACGTAGGCACTTTCGTATTTCCTCTTTTTGCATCTGCCATATGTAATCATAGGATTTTCCTGACCTTGGGTTTACTTCACTACTCAAACTGGCTATTCCTACCCATTGTGCAATATCTGAACCTGTAGGATATACAGGGATACAAACATTATCTTCGCACCATTTGATAAAACCTTCAGGACCATCACGATAATCCAATGGTTCATATATTTCATAAGGTGCTAGACGATCGGGGTCGTACAAGTCAGGGTCGTACACCTCGTCTTGTGTTATGCCGATTTTGTCTATCTCTTCCTGTGACAATTCAGCAACCTCGTCATCTTCTACAAGATTGTTTGCTTTGATTTCTGCAGCTTTAGCTACATCCACACGTCTTACCAACATTACTACCTCACTTTGCAGGCGCTGAAGGCGCCGACTTAAAAGAAAGTATTCTGAAAGAATACGCTTTTAAGTCTTATATGTTTGTAGTGTCGATTTTTCGACTACGGAACCAGTGGTTTTTCATTATCAGGTGCTTTCATGAACTAGCTTGTATCATACTGGTACTATTCTGCATCGAATGCTTGTTACATTATCATTTAGTTCAGCAGGTTGTCAAGAACCATCTACACAAGGGTGCTATCTGCATCGTTTGTTTAGTGCATAGGTGATTATGGTGTTATCAAATCACATACACTTGTTAGCGGTCGATTTTTCGATTACCCTATTCAAGGATAATAGCTATCGTGTAACATTACGTTTGTTTTCAGCACCTTCTATCAATCGTGCATAGTGGTTGGGGTCACCAAATCCTTTATTATCAGCAACGCGTGGTAATGACGGATCAGGTGCGGATGTTACGCCCATATCTTTCCATAATCCTGATATAATGCGTATGGTTTCACGTATTTCTTTGTATACAGGGTGTATTTTAGGGCATCCTTTATGGTCAATATATGCTACCTGACCTACAGATTTCTCCAATATCTTGTGCCTGCAAAGCTGGGAGTACAGTGGTACGAGGTGCATACCAACTTTGTAGAGGTCTGATTCATCCAAGTATTTGAAGGTTTTTAACACAACATCTATGAAAGATTGAATATATTCGGTTTGCAAGGCGCATTTGCTGTTGGCAGAGTGCGATTTGCCTACGAAATCACAGTCCTGACCTAGGGGACACATGGCAGGATCGCAATCTTGTATGCAGTCCCATGCTACTAATTGCACTCCTTCACGCACTTCTCCTTTNCATATGGTAGTGGATCCTATGTTTCTTCGTATCAATTTATGNTGTTTTTGNTCTTCATTTGGTGTTGTTATATCTGATTCTGACATTGTAAACCTCCTTTTTAGGTTATAAAATTAATATATCGTATCAGAAAAGGTGTTTATTGTGCAATTAATTTGCCAAGGTTGCGCAATACGATATAGGATTTCGCTATTAGGTGCTACATTGTGGTCACCTGCATAGGAATTGGGATACTTATATAGGAATCGTAGTACCGTGTGTTAAATTATGGTCACATAGTGTGGATATAAGTGGAATTATAGCACCAAAGGTTTTCACCTTCAAAATCTGGGAAAAATTATTAAATTATTTGAGGAATTATAGCACCAAAGGTTTTCACCTTCAAAATCTGGGAAAAATTATGGTCAGTACCTGTAGCGCACTGTTCAAAACTTGAACACGAATTATATCGAGGGGGGGCTTAAGTCGTTGATTTCATTGCACTTTATGCTATGTGCATGACAAGACACTGTTCATGTATTGAACAGTGTTCAGAGTGTAAACAGTTTACAGTGTATATATGTCAAAAGCGTCAAACGCTTGACGATAGCATAAAGCTCAATGATATTAGCTAGTTAAGCATATATACTACATGTATATGAGTATATGTATACTATGTAACATGCTGATATGACAACGCTTTTAGAGCGTCAATGATCTGTCGCTATTCGTCAATGATCTGACGCTTTTTGAGCGTTATGTCAAGTTGACAGGTGTTCATATATCGAACATATAATTTTTTTTCGCTAGTGATTACAGCATGTTACGCTATGTTATTGCATTATTATTGTAGATTGCAATAGTTTTGTCACGCATCTTGCAGCTACTATCATCATAAGCAGTCAAATACAGTAGTAGTAGAAAGAGAGTAGAGTCATGACAAAACAAGAGATGTTAGTACACACAATGACAGTAGTAGCAGACGCGCATGTACAGCAGTATATTGTAGAACAGTGTCATATTGAAGCATTGCGTATCAACGCAACTTTCAAGTATTCAGCGAAAGAGTTGTATGCAGACAGTCGTTTGCAGAAATTTGCAGACAAAAAACTGTCTGTTCTTACTCATTCAGTACGCAAGTATACTCAATGCAGCGCGATAGAGACAGCATTGCAAGAGTATCGTACTCTTGCAGAGATTCGCGAGTATGCAATCAGTCTTTTCAATGATGATATTAAAGAGAATCGCGTTAAAACTCACATTTCGCATCTTCGCACTAAGTTTCAACAAACATGCAAGATTGAGATTCATGAACAAGACGTTGCAAAACTTCAGATTCATCAGCGTTTTAGAATCATTCTGAAGTAGCACAAATAGCAAGCTTGACAGTCTAGCAAACTGTCAAGCTTGCATAATCAGCAGTTCAAATATTTTACAGTCTGCTAGACAGACAGAAAGCGAGTTGCAGCAATGAGTTATTTTATAATCACGATACTAGACTTTTCAGCAGATGCAGCAGATTACATTTTTTCACGCTTCACGCTACAAGATGAAGAGTGTTTACATTATGCAATATTTGAACTTTCTGATTACGATCAGATGTTTGATAGCTGTTTTGTTTTTGATAATTTGAAAGAGTTGAAAGTTGATTTTACAATAAAATTCATCTAGCACAAACGCAAGCTTGACAGTTTGCTAGACTGTCAAGCTTGCTTTTCAGAATAATCTGGTGACTGGTATCAGTCAGAAAGCGAGTAGAAACATGAAAGCACAAGTTCAGAAAACCTATCTAATTGTCAACAACAACACGGCAACATGTGTTCATACCGAATCGTATAAATATCTTAGAAGTATCCGCCGACAAGAATATTCCAAGCAGTTCGTAGGTGTCCCAACGACAGGTCCCTACAAAGATGCCAGAGTATACTGCGATGCATACGGCTGCATGTTTCTTGTAATAAACGGTACGAAAGCGTATATTGATCTTCCCGACTACAGCTTCAGAAAGGCGGTATAGTATGTTCCACACAGTGCAAGCACATAGAACCAACTCACAAAGTCCTATGATTCGTGCCATACGAAAAGCCAACAGAAGAGAGCAACGCAACAGACAGACTGTAACATTCTTGGCGGAAATTGTGTGCCCCGTAGCAGTGTTGTATGCCGCTTTTGCTTTCTTGTACTATGTTATGATCAGCAGTGCAGCTTGAAAATGCGGTAGAGACGCAGGCAGCAGCGTAGGAAACTATAGAACAGCATGAGAAATCATGCTGTTCTTTTCGTGCGAAAGTCTTTCCGATCCGACCCCGAACCAACTCCGACCCATCTCCTATCCAAGAAAATATTTTATTCTA